GACATGGATGCCGATGTACTGCACGGTTCGACCGGCGCTTTGGCCCATCAGGACCATCCTCGCAGCACCGCTTCAACCTCCTCGCGGATCACCTCGCGCAAACCCTGCCAGTACGCACGTTCCAGCGCCTCCTGGCGGAACGCTTCGCGGCCCTGGTCATGCTGCGATATGTCTGTGGTGGTGTGATCGTGCGGGATCTGCCGAGCCTGGCGCACGACCTCCGGGATCGGATCGTCCATCAGCGCCTCTTCAGCATCAGCCATGCTCGCAGTCGCCGCCACAGCGGCGCGTGATCGCTGACCTTGCCGTCGCAGCGTAGGCAGCGCCAGTCCCACGGCGGCGGTCCGGGTTGCGGCGCGTGCCAGATCCAGTCACGCATCAGAAGCATCGCTTACAGGCGTAGCGCCGCGCACGCCAGAAGCGCCTACCGCACACGTCGCACGTCGCCCGCATCTTCCAGCTCCGCTTCCAGCCGTTGTGATTGATGCCGTGTCCCGTGGAATACGGCTCCCACCAGGAGAACGGCGGGTTCTGCTTCCAGATGCGCAGACGCTCGATCACCGCACCTTCCAGACGCGCTGGGAGTTGCGATGCCGGATCACGCGCTCACTCGGGCGGAACTTGCCGGTGAACACGATCCTGCCCGATGCGCTCATGCCAGCGACCCACGCGCCGACAGCGTTGTTGCGGTCCTTGCCCTCGTCTGGCAGGCCGATCTCGGCCACCAGATCGTCGGCGGTGAAGATCCGCCCCGCCTGCTGCTCGGAGAGCCACTTGGCAGCGGCTGCCTTCCAGTTGCGGACGCGGGGAGCCTGATCCGCCAGCTCCATCCCTGTCTGCTTGGCGTCCTCGGCGGCGAACGCATCGAACGCGAGCTGGCCGTATGCCTCGGTCAATCTGACACCTCCTCGTCCTCATCGAGTTCGAGCCGGACGCGGCTCGGCATCTGCTGTTCGCGATGATCGAGCGCCGCGTCGAGCGCCGCCTCGATGGCAACGTCGCGGCTCGGGTAGAAGCTCGGGAACAGGCGCTTGACTTCGATCTGCTCGCCATCGCACAGCAGCTTGTAGACCCAACCGAACGCCGTCTTGTGCACATCGGCCTCGTAGATGTGCCCCTGGTCGTTCACTGCTGGACCTCGGGGCGCTCGCCGTGCGCGAGCACGAAGCTGACGCGCACGTACTGGACGACGACGCCCTCGTGGACGTGGGCAGGCCACTCCACCCGGTCGGAGTGATACATGCAGAACGCCTCGCAGATGGGACACATCAACGCTGGAAACGCCTGACCAGGTGAAGGCAGCCGAGGCGGCGGGTCGAGCACCCCCCGAACCTAGCACACATCTGGCGCTCTGTCAGCTACCTAGCGTCGCTTCGTCCCGCACTTCGGGCAGCGCGGGTTCGGCGTCTGGTGTCCGCAGTGAGAACAGGCCATACGAGGATTGTCACAGACTGCCCGGCGAACTCGGTTGAGAGAGCATGATCCGACTGCTCCGCACCTGGTGGTGCACCGACCCTCGATCCTGGCTGGTGCTGCGCCGCGTCCTCTGGCACCTCTACGTCCGAGCGCCCATCGCCAGCGCCGTGATCCCGATCATGGAGTGGCTGTGGCGCACCAGGCGACTCGGACGCTGGCGTCTGGCGTTACTCGCCTTCCTCGACCGCCTGCTCTGAGCGCAGGTACTCGACGGCCTCGACCTGCCACTCGATCTCAGGCAGCAGTTCGCTGTCGCCGACCTGCTCGCACTCCACGATCAGATCATCGTCGGCCTCGTTGCCCGGCGTCCACGGCGTCAGCTCGCGCTTGACGGGCATCCACCCGACGAGCATGTGTCCGCACAGCACCCGCTTGCGATCTTGCCCCAGCAGCACCTTGCCTTCGCCAGCGAGACGCCGGACGCAGACATCGCAGACGTTCAGTTCGAGGTAGCTCCCGTTCATCGGATCGAAGATCGTTGAGCCGTAGTGCCCGTGCGTGACGAACGCTGTCGCGGCATACGGGCTGTTGGCGTAGGTGTCGTCCATGTTCTCCACGGCAGCGCCGCAGACGACGCATGGCAGGGCTTCTCGGGGCATCTGAATCCTCCTCGGTCGTTGTCCTCTAAGTCGTTAGAAGGCGCGATCACCTGACATCTGTAAACCCGTCTTTAGGACTCTTTAGGGAAGCCTGGGTTTACCCTGGCCGAGCGCCTGCCGGGAAACGCACATCCAAGTGCACTCCTTGCTGCAACGCCCGCCCGGCAGGCGCGCTCTAGTTCAGCTCGCGGTTGCTCACGAGGTACACGCTGCGCCCGCATTTGCCGCAGGTGACGTGCGAGAACCCGAGACGCTCGACCTCGGCGTGGGCCTGGCTCAACGTCTGCTCGCTGACCTCGTGATGCGCGCCCTGGGGGCAGTCGAGTCCGTCGGGGCACATCAAGCCGAGGCTTGAGAGGCTGACCGGGATCGGCTCAGGCATCCCTCGGTCCTATCGGCTTGATCCCGACGAGGCTCGCGAGCTTGTTGCGGCGCTCAATGAAGTCCCACTTCTCCACGAAGTAGTCCGAGGCGTAGCTCCACCCTTCATCGGCCAGCTCGATGGCGTCTCGCAGAGCCTTGTGCAGCATGTGCGGATAGTCGGCGTCACCGTGGATCGGACAGTGCTGGCTGATGATCAGCCGCTGCATCGCGTCGGTGGCGCAAGTGCAGGCTACGGCGTCGCCACCCACGGAACCTCGTCGCTGGCCGGAGTCATGTAGACGCTGATCTCGACTCTCGTGACCTGCTCGCCGCCGACGTTCTCGATCTCCACCACGTCCAGGCTGAATCCGTAGGGGTGCTCACCACGCTGCCGGGCGACGCGCTCGATGACCTCACGGGCGATCTCGGTGATGCTCATGCCTTCGACCCTAGCTTGCGGAACTGTTCGGCGTGCTCGCAGGTGGCGAAGTGGTTGGTGCGCAGACGCAGCTTCGCAGCTCGGGCCTGCTCCAGCGCCTTGGCGCTCAGCACAACGGCGAGGAAGTTGCCCAGCGCCGGAGGCGCGAGTACGAGCACGGTTCCGTCCTGGCTCTCCTGAGCGTCCACCGGGGCACGCTTGCCGGTCGGCGTCAGCGCCCAGATCAGCCTCGCACCGCACGCCTCGCACTCGCCGTAGTGCTCGCTGCTCACTGGCCGTCCTCAATGGCGGACATGAAGCGATCCTTCATCGCCTCATCCCAGTCGCTCAGCACGCGCTGTAGGCGCGACGGGTCGGCCTTGGGGAAGCCCCCCGTGACACGCCGGACGTACTCCTCGGCTGCCTCGCTCAGCTCCTCGCCCAGCTCGATCATCTCACTGTCGCTTGGCTTCATCGTTCTTGCGATATGGATGATTGCGCTCACGTCGCATCCTGCCGTGCTGCGGACAGCGCGGAATGGGTTGGCCGTCAAGCACGAACACGCGGTAGGGCGTCTTGTTCCCGTAGCACTTCTCGCAGATGTAGCAGTTGCGCTCACCCACGGTCGCGCATGTCCGGGATCGTGAATGCCTCGCTCTGCTGCTTGTTGATCGCGGCGTACAGCGCGGCGTAGGTGGTGCGGCTGACCGCCTGGCCGTGTGGCACGATCACCCTGCCCTCGCGGATTTCCTGAGCGAGCTTCGAGTCGTATGGCTCGATCTGCTCAATGCGCTGCTGGCAGATCGGACAGGTGGCTGGGTCGTGCTCGTCGCTCATCTGGTCGGGTCTAGAACGGCACGTCGTCCTCCCCGCCCACCACAGGACTCGCCAGCCCAGCGGTGTCGGCGGGGATATCGGTCGGGATCGCTCCCTCGGTGCTGCGGACGCTGCTGTTGGCACTCTGGTTGGGGACGTTGGGGCGATCCGAGCGAGTGCGGGGCATCACCGCATCGGCGACGATCTCGATCACCTCGCGCTTCTGTCCGTCCTTCTCGTACTCACGCCACCTGAGCCTGCCGGTGACGGCGATCTGGTCGCCCTTCTTGCAGTTGTTCGCGACCCATGTGCCCAGACCCCTCCAGATGCTGACGTTGAAGAACATCGAGCGGTCGCCCCACTCGCCTGTACTCGGGTCCTTGTGTCGCTCGTTGGCTGCGATCCGCAGGCCGCACACCTGAGCGTCGCCCACGTCGCGCAGCTCGGGGTCGCGGGTGAGGTTCCCCGAGAGGGTCACCTGGTTGAAGTCGAATCCGCTCATCGCTTGTCCTTGTCCTCGGTCTTGGTGATCACGGTGCTGGTCAGTGGCCTTGAGTTGTGCCTGGCTTCTTCCTCGGTCAGCGGTCGCTGGTAGCGGGATGCCCTGTAGCTACGGCTGATCCGAATGCTGGTGACGATCACGGCGAGCGCTACCAGCACTCCCAGGCCGACGATCAGCTCAGTGCTCACAGACTATCGGACTTTAGCGCCGTTTGTGTGCCTGGATTGGGGTGCTCGCGTGCGCGTACCGGTACGTACCCACGGCCTCGGGTAACGGTGCCAGCCACAGACGGGGCAGCGGCCCTCGAAGATCACGCCCCGCTCGCAGCTCGGGCACAGCTCAGCCGGTGCCTCGGGCAACTCGGGGTTCGCCAGCGGGATCGCGAACAGCTCGGCCAGGGCTTGCTCCACGATGCTGGTGACGGATCGGTGTTCGTAGCGAGCTTGTTCACGGGCGCGGCGCAGCAGCTCGGCGTGCGGGGTCAGGAAGATACGCGGCTTGGTCCGGCGATGGGTCACTTACGCAGCAGTATGTGGTAGTCGCTGTCCTCGGGATACAACAGCGCCAGCGGGACGCCGATGGCGACGCACAGCTTGTCGGCGCTCGCGAGGCTGACGTGCCTGGACTCGCCCGTGCGGATGCGGTAGATGCTGCGAGCCGGGACACCTGACAATCGGGCCAGCGCTTCATAGCCCTGTCCAAGCACGCGGGTATGCGGCTTGTCGTCGTGATCCTGAGCGAGCACCCAGCGCTCGATCTCCCGCACTAGCGGGGCGGGGTTGAGCACGATCCTGTCCTTCTTGACACGGCGCTTGCCGTTGGGCAGCCAGTTGCGCTGCGGCACGCCCTTGCGGCGACGGCGGACCTCGGCCCAGAAGCGCTGATACTCGCGCCGCAACTCGCGCTGGCGGGGAGTGCGGTTGCGCTGCTGCTCGCGGTTGCGGATGCGCTCGCATGTCCTGCACCACGAGCGCAGGCGGCGCACGCCCTTGCCGTCGGGCTGAGTGTCGAAGTCCATGATCAGCCGCCAGCGCCCGCACCGAGCGCAGAACTTGCGCCCGCAGACGACCTGGGCGGGAACGCCGGATCGGTGCTGACTTCTCGGGACCGGCCTCACCGCACGATGGTCGGATCGATGTGCACGACCTGGCCGTGCTCGTCCTCGATCAGCAGCAGTGGCGTCTCGACCCCCACCAGCCGCAGCCGCAGCAGGCCGAGGCTCGTCTCGCCGACGGCAGCAACCTCTCGCAGATCCCAGTCGGTCATCAGCTCGCGCATCGCGCCCACCAGATCGGCGACGTTCGGCGCTCCGTCAGCCACGACACTGGTCTGCCAGCGACCTGCCGAGTTCGAGCGCGACGACCTGCCAACCTGCGTTCACGGCATGCCGCAGCGCCTCCAGCTCAGAGTCAAAGACCACTGCGTCGAATTCATCGACCTCGTGAGGATTGCGGTAGCTGATCCACAGAGAGCCGCTCTCCGCTCGCCTCCGGGGCGCTGGCGGACTAGGACGCAATGGGACGGGTGGTTGGGCCTCCAGCTCCTCGAAGTCGTCAGAGAGGCTCTCAGACGGCTCTATCGGGTCCTCGCCCTCGCTCAGCCGGGGCAATCCGATCTCAATCGCCCTCGGACAATCGCCTGCATGCCTACCCAGCGCATCGGCGACACCGCATTCGGGGCACGGCTCAGTCAGCATCATTGCTGCACCTCACCGGCCACAAGCCGTCCCAGCAGCTCTGCTGTGACGCCCTGGGGCAACTCGGCCTGAGCCAGATCGCGGCGTAGTTGAGCGAGGCGACGGTCCTTGTCCTGAGCAGACTCCCGGACGCTCAGCGCGTCATCCACCAGTGCTGTCCACTCTGCCGCGTCGTCCACGGTGCGCACGATACACCTTCACGCCCGACGTGTGCTCTGCGGCGTCACCGCACAATGCGCAAGATGTGTGCTATAGTGCTTCGCGTCGAGAGGTTCCGGCGCATGCAGCCAACAGCAGCTCGACTACCTGGCGGTGCAAGGTTCAAAACCGCCCGGTCAGCGGCCAATGGTCAGTCGTACTGGCGGGTACCCAAGGTCGCGGCTGCGAAAGAGCCAACCCCGCCCCAGGGCAGCGTCTGGGAAAAACAACGCGAGCGATCCCCCGCCGGGCCTGTGCTCGACGGGGGATTTCGCGTTCTACTCGTCCTCGTCCTCGTGCTCGGCGTCCTGGTCGTAGACGCCCTCGTGCTCCTCGCGCTCCTGCTCCGGCGCGTTGGGCAGCTCGGAGGCGGGAATCTCCTGCGTTTGCTCGCCCTCGCCGGGCGTCTCGTCGGGCGGAACCTCGGTGGTCATCTGTGCTCCTTGTTTGGTGGTGGTCAGCTTGCGTAGGCGGTCGATGATCCTCACGCCGTATCCCCTTGCGGTCCTTGTGGTCCCGTCTCGCCCACCGGCCCCGGTGCTCCGACAGGGCCGGGAGGACCCGGCGGTCCCTGCATCATCGCCTCGTTGTGGGAGGTGAACTCGAACTGCTGCCAGCCACTCAGCCACTTCTGCTGGCCCAGCCACGTCAGCGTCGCGGTAACGGTGAACACCATGATCTGGGAGATGCCCGAGATCACCTGGTCGCGGTCGCGAAAGACGCCGCCGACGTGCGTCTTGGTGATCAGGAAGTCCGCCAGCCAACCGGCCACGACGGCGATTACAGGACCGACGAACGCGACGATGCGATTGATCGGCATGGGTGCTCACTTCCCGAGTGATTGCCAAGCGGCGTTGCGGCCCGGCTGCGAGCCAGACCAGCCGCCCTGCTGCTGCTGCCAGATGTTGAAGCACTCACCATCGGAGTCCACGGTAAAGACCTCCATCCTGCCGTCCTTCATGTGCGCCACGCGAAGCGCCACCGCGCCCTTGCCGGGCTTGCCGAGGTTCTGCCAGTCCTTGACCCAGCCGCCTTCCCTGGCGTGCCACTTGGTGATCACGTCCCCATTGCGAATGCGGAACACTTGGAAGCGCCCATCGGGCATGGTCCCTACGTCGATCAACGACAATGCTGCCTCCTCTCAGAGTTGGTGCCAGCCCTTGATCCAGCCGCCCGTGCGCTCGTGCCAGCGATGGGCCAGCTCAGAACCGGCGAGCCGGAAAATCTCGAAGCGCCCGTCGGGCATCCGACCGACAGCGATCACGGGTGCTGGCGGCGGCGGCGGTGGCGGCGACGTGGACGGCGCGGGCATTCCTGCCTCGACCCAGCGGCGAAGATCCGGGCCGGGACATGCGGTGGCGTAGTCCTTGCCGTGGTACCAGCGGCTGAGTTGCCGTCCGGCGAGTCCTGACAGCCAGTTGTAGAGCGCCACGGTCGAGACTTTCGCGGCGTCTGTGATCGGAGCGCTCGGCACGCCAGCAGCAGTCGATGGCTGCAAGACGCACACGCCCCAGCCGTCCACATTGTGCGGCGGCGAGTGGATGCCACGGATCGAGACGCCCGCGCCCTCGTAGATCGTGCCGCTCATCCCGACCAGAAAGTTGTAGCCCGGTGCGGTTGACCAGCCCTGGTTGCGATGCATCCGCTCGATGTCGCGGCACCATTGCTTTTCATCCCTCGCCCCCATCACCGGCCAGTGGATCACCAGGAATCGGCGGGAGGAGTTCGGGACGGTGTTCTGCGGAACCTTGGTGGCGGCTCCCCAGGCGCTGCGAGAGACGATCTCGGGCCTGGTGCTCACAGCGCCTCCCAGCCCTTCACCCAGCCACCCTCTCTGGCGTTCCAGCGGTGCTCGACTTTCTCGCCGCCCACCCTGAACAGCTCGAAGCGGAAGTCCGGCATCGTCGCGACGCTCAGCGCCCGCACGGGCAGCGGGGGCGTCGGCGACTGGGTAGGCACTGGACCCGGGATCACCCGGTCGCCGAGCGCCCTGACGCGAGCGTAGCGTTCCTGGCGGTCGCGCAGACCGTTGGTGCCGCCGTTTATCCGCCTGGTCGCGCCGATTACGTCGAGACGGTCGCTGATCGGATTCAGCCCCGCCTGCCACCACCACCACGCCGACACCCGGAAGGCGTGCTGCGGGCGGGCAGCGAGATGCGGCTCTGCAACGAGTGGGAGCTTCAGCGCCTGCCCGGCGCGGGTGTAGTTGGCCCTGCCGGTGAGCTGGATCGGGCCTCTGCCTTTGAAGCGCCTACCGTCGCCGGGGCTGGTGTTGCCCAGATCGAGCCTGCCTTCATACGCCGAGCCGCTCGCGATCTCCTCCATGTAGCGCAGGCTGGCGCTTTCATGGCCGACCTGGGCCAGCCACATCCACGAACGCGGCGCGGTCGTGATCTGGAACTCGCGCATCGCCGTCTCCATGAACGGCAGGTAGCCCGAAGCGATGTCTCGACGCAAGCCGGGCATGCAGGCCAAGAGCGTGTCCAGGTTCACGGCGCGGGAGGCGGCTCGGGCAGCGGCTCGGGCGCGTAGCCCTCATCGCTCGTCTCGGTCGGATGCGCCGGAATGTCGCTGATCTCGGCGGGGGCGTCGGGCAGTGGTTCCTGCTGCTCGTCGTCGGTCATAGCCGCACTCTAAACGCACACGGAACCGCAACCGCAATCGACTTGGCCGACGCTACGCTGTGCACTTTCCCGACCTATCAAGGAGAGACAGATGGACAAGTTCGCACAGATCGCCGTGGCCGGACGGCTGGAGGAGATCGCACTGGAACTGCACGCGCTCGCAGTGGCGCTGAACGCAGAGACGTGGGAGCCGACGGAGCACCCGGTCGGTTCCGAGACTGGCCTGCGCAGCGCCGACGGCCAGCCGCTACGAGTCGGTGAGCGCGTGCAGGTGACCGACTCCGAGCGCTACGGCGACGCCTTCGCCATCGTCAAGGGCATCGGCCCGAACCTCGGCGACGGCAAGCAGCGCGTGCACGTTGCCCTGGAGGATGGACAGGACGACACCTACACGCCGAGCGTCGGGCGCATCGTCCACGCGCCGGTAGACTAGACGCACCCTCCCTCCTCGGAGTGTTCGAGAGCCGTCAGAGAGCGACCTCTGGCGGCTCTCTCTTTAGCTCCCGGGCGGTTCGCCGGGATGCACGACGACACGCTTCGCCGGAGCCAGCGGAACGTCGTTGGTCACCAGGCTCGGCTCGTCGTAGAGCTGCTTGCAGTAGATCGGGTCATAGCGCTGGGCGACCAGCAGCGTGATCGCATAGCAGACACGAAAGCGGTCCACATCCTTCGCCCACCCGGGGATCTGTGACTCGCCCGGCTCGAACCCGGGCGGGATTTCGTAAGGATCGGGCATACCTCGATTCTAACGCCAGATATGCGCCTAGACCTTGAGGATGCGGGTCGGGCGGACCTTGCCGTTGTGCATGAAGTTGTGGGCAATCGTGACCTGCTTGCCGTCGTCCATGATCGCGATCACGCCTTCCGGCCCGTTGGAGACGACGGTGCCCTGCTTGCCGTTCTTGTCCTTGAACTGCTCGCCCACCTGTAGCAGCGTCGTCTTGGGGTGCAGCGTGCCGGAGCCGTCCTTGTGTCCGAGGAATGGAGCCACCGGCAGATCGGCGATGTCGGGCGTCGGCCCCGACGGCTTGATCTTCGCCGCTGGCGCGATCTTGGGCGTCGGCGGCGTCGGCGGCGTCGAGACGATCTTCTTCGGATCGGGCGCGAGTTTGATCCCATCGAGCATGTCGGAATGCTGCCCGTCGGCGAACTCCTGCATCCACTGCACGCGCTTCTTCAAGTTGTCGCGGATCTGCTCGCGCATCCCCTGCGTCTTGAACGGAGCGGCATCGACCAGCGCGTCGATCTTCTCCGGCGTCAGCGTCTTGGCGACCTGCGCCGCCTGATCGCGTAGCTGGCTCTCGGAGACGCTGACCCCATTGGCCCCTTGCCCAATGGTGAGCATCGTCTTGAGGTCGTCGGGCACCGGTCCGAACTTCTTCGTCTTGCCCTGTGCTCGATACATGAACGAGCCGCCCTGGTCGATCCGCGTCGGCTCGTTGCCGTTCCACAGCACGTTGTCGTCCACGGCACCGACGAAATCCCAGTTGGCGAGCAGCGCATCGGTCATCACCCCCTGCCCGAGCGCCTTCATCTTCGCCTGGTCGCTACCCGAGAAGGACTTCATCTGACCGCCCACCTTCGGGTAGGCGAGCACGGTCTTGCCGCCCTGATTGAGCATCCCGGCCTTCGCCGCACTCAGCCCCATCGCCCGGTAGACGGCGTTGGCGAGCAGCTCAGTGCCGACGCGATCCTCATTGCCGCCGTAGGACTTCACCAGCCACTCCGTGCCGTTCGGGTCCACCGCATTCTTCGCCCCAGTCGTGCCGCCTGCTCCACCCGTCTCAGCGAGGCTGACGCCGTTGTAGTCGGGGATCGGCGGCTCGGCCTCGGGCAGCTTGCCGGTAGTGGTGGCGGCAGGCGTGTTGACCGGCGGCGCGAGGAACGAGTCCGTGATCGCGTCGCTGAGCATCTCCGCCGACCCTGGTGACACCCCGTTGGCCTCGGCGGCGTTCTGGTAGGCGATGGCAACGCCCTGGTAGTTGGAGATGTTGTCGGCAGCCTCGGCATGCACCTGGGCGATCTGCTTGGGCGTCAGATTGACCGCGCCGCTGTTCTTCAGCCAGTCGTCGGCGACCCGCTGAGCCTGCGCGTGCTCGTCGTTCTGCGGCGTCGGCTTTCCCTCTGGGCCGTCGATTGCCGCCTTGATCTTGTCCTGATCGCCGCCAGGGCCGGTCAGCCCATGTTTCGTGATCGTCGGTCCGATGCTGGCCCAGTAGACATCGCCCCACGTCGCGCTGGCCTGCTTGGCCTTGACGGCGGCGGCAGTCTTGTGCAGCGCCGCCTCCTCGTCGGCGGACACGCCGTAAGGGGCGAGGAAGTCGTGCGCCTTCTGGATCGCGGCGGCGTGCTCGACGCTGACCGGCGTTACCGAAGCGGTCGGATCGGGTGGCGCAGAGGCCAGCTTGGTCAGCTCGCTGTAGGGCTTGGAAACCGGGTACTGACCCGACAGGCTCTTCAGGTGGATCAGGGCATTGCCGGGGTTGTCCGGGTCAGGCCCCGAGTAGAGGTAGTTGCCCAGACCTGCCCAGTCCACCTCGTCGCCCGGCGTCAGCCGCTCACCGGCAGCATCGGTGTGATGCGATGCGAGCGCGGCGGTGATCTTGTCGGCGACCACATTCGCCGTGTCGCCGTACCCCAGGTGGTTATACACGGAGTTGAGGTAGGCGTTCGGCCAGTCGTTGCCCTGGTCGTGCCAGCCGACTGCGCCAGCATGAATCTTCTCGATGGTGTCCGGCGACAGATCGCCGCTCATCGCGCCGTGAACGGCATCGAACACGACGGTCGGGATTCCCTCCGACGCGGAAGTCGGCGCTGGTGCAGTGACCGGGGTGGCCGGATGCTCGACGCTGAAGTTGACGTTCGGCCCACCATCGACCGGCTGTGCCCACCCTGACGTTGTTCCCGAGCCGATCTTCTCGTACACCGTGTCCGGCGTGTGACTGACCATCTGTCCCTGCTCCGCGAAGTTCGGCAGGGCTGTAGTCGTGAACTTCGTCCCCTTGGGCAGATCCCCGAACGCCGAGGCCGTCGGCGTCGGCTCCGGCGTCGGCGTCGGCTCGGCAGTCGGAGTCGCACCCGCCTTGACCTTGAAGGTCGGGACCTCCGGGTTCTGGTAGGAGGCGGTCCAGATGATGTTGCCCTGCTTGTAGCCGTCGTAGCTGCCGCTGTCGCCGAGCGCGACGCTGTGGATGCCCTTGTCGCTCTTGGCGAGCACCATGTGGTGCACCCCGTTGGGAGTAGCAAACACGGCACCAACCGGGAGGTCCTGGATGTTGGTCGTCTGGCCGGTCGGCTCCAGGTTGTCGAGATTCGGGGTGCGCACCTCGACGGGTGCCATCTTCGCCTTGGTGTACTTGTGATTCTCGTCGGTGCCGAGCTTGACCCACTCACCCCACTTCGTCTTGTAGTAGAGGTTGCCGCCGTACTGTGCGACGGTGTGGGGATCAAAGTTCTCAGCGGCTGATTTCAGCTTGGCCGGTGAGTGCAGCGGGCTGGGCATCACGACCGGCACTCGCGGCGGCGGCGTGTCTGCCGTGGCGACGAGGGTCGGCTTCTGCGGGAACACCACATCCGGCGACGCCTCCGAGACAGTGCCGTCGGCTCCCTTGATCTTCAGCGTGCCCGGCCCGTAGGAGCCGTCTCCCTTGCCGACGACCTCGTGCACCGGGCCGGTGTAGCCATCGACCGGGAAGGCGTACTTATCGCCCACGTCCAGATCGCCCATCTTCTCGACCGTCTTGAGCTTCGGTGGAACCGGCTCGCCGGTCGCCGCCACGACCGTATGGCCGAGGTCGAACGCCGTCTGCTCGGAGAACCCCTGCTTGATCGCCGAGTCGTGATACGCCTGCCCCAGATTGACATTGGGGTCCAGTCCCAGCGTATGAATCACGTCGTTGTGGACCGCCAAGATGTCGCTCGGCTCGTCGCCCTGTAGCAACTGCTGGGCTGCCTGCATCGCCTGGCCGTGCTGGGGGGTCAGCGCCTGTGGTAGCTCGGGCGCTGGTGGCGTCAGCGTCGCAGTCCCTGCTGGCTGGCCGGTCATCAGCGCGTAGGCGTCAGGGCCGTTGACGCTGACGTGCGTGGTGCCCTGCGGGCTGACCAGGTGATACAGATAGGAGTTGCTGGCAGCGTCCCACGAGCCGGGAACCTGCTGCACCGACCAGCCCTTGACGGTGTGCACCTCGCCATCGCCTAGCGACTGGTTGAGCAGATCGTCAGCCTCAGCGGAGGAGAGCGCGCCGCCGCTCAGTGACCCGAGCTTGCTGTTGACGTGCTCTCCGAACTCCTGCGCCCATTCCTTGCTCCAGCCCTGATTCAGCGCAGCGTCATGGTAAGCGTCGCCCAGGTTCACGTTGGGATTGGCCGCATAAGCTGCCTCCACATCGAAGTGCATCTGGTCGATTTGGTATGGGGCCATCGAGCCACCGACTCCGGTGTTGTCCAAGTAATCCATTGCGGCGTCATGCGCAGCGGCCACCGGACCAGCCGACGGCTTCGGATAGGCAGCGTCGATGTGGTCGGCGAGCTGCTGTGCATTGCCGTCCGACCAGCCCGCGTGGGAGGCGGCAGCGTAATACGCCGCCGAGGGAGCCGTATCCGGGTCGGCCTTCAGGGTCGCCTGCGCCTCAGCATGTATCGCCGCCACCTTGCCCGTCAGCGTGGAATAGTGGGAGATATCGAAGAAATCGTCGGCAGCCGCCTTCGCCTTCGGGTCAGTGACCTCATCTGACGTGGGCAGAGACTTCACCTTCTTGATCCGAGTCGGGTGCTCCCTGCCATCCTCGTCGGTGTAGGTGTGCGGGATGTTCACCGCATCCATCGACGTGCCGCCGACGGGGATCGCAATCGTGTGACCGCCGATCTTTTCCCCGGTGTCGTTGTCGTACTCGTTGACCTGATTCTGAACCTCATACTTGGCCCCGGTGCGGTCCTGGAACTGCTCGCCCGCCTTCAGGCTGGCGATGTGCGGATAGGACGAGTACGGCGTGATCGGCATCGTCGGCGGCTCCTGCCCGAACACCTTGCCCGCCACCGGATTGACCGTGCTGCCACTGAACCCCGGCAGCTCCTCCCCCTCGTCGGCCAACTGATTGGGATTGAGCTTGGTGACCAGCTTGGCTGTATCGCCACCCGTTTTCTGCCACTCGTCCGACTGGCCCGGTGGGCCGGGGAGCTTGAAGTGCGCTCCGACCGGCAGCGCAGTGAAATCGCCAGGCGGTAGCGTCGTCGTCGTCGTCGGCTCCGGCGTGATTGCGCTCCCCGGCGGCAGCCAGATGTGCGATGGCACGGCATCGCCGTTGGCCTTGTAGCCCGACTCGATGGGCACAGACCCGGACTCGTCCGGTGGCCCCGCGATCTTGCTCGGGATGTAGCTCCCACCGGGCACATTTCCTGCAAGCGGCACGGCATAGACCGCTCCGACCGGGAGCTGCTTGATCTTCACACCCTCCGTGTTGGGCACCATCGCCGGATCGAGCGGAGCAGACCCACCGCCACTCGGCGGCTCGGCAGACGGCGGAAGCAGCTTCACCTGTCCGGCGGGCTTCCAGTTGGGAACCGTCGTTCCTGTGTCGAGGTTCTTGACATCCATCGTCCCGTCGGCGTGCTTGTTGAGCACCTCGTAGTGGTCGCCACTCGGGTGTTCCCACTGCTGCCCCTGTACCAGTGAACTCGCCGGGATGGTTCCCGACGGCCCAGGTATCTGGGACCCGACGGCCTGATCCACCACCGCCTTCAGCCCGTCGGACCAGCCCTCGCCCTTGTAGTCCATCCCCGCGTCGTCGGCTGCGGCCTTGTAGGCATCGCCAGGCTCATAGTTGTTGTCCTGGAAGAACTTGTTGGCAGCCGCGTGCAGACCACCCATCTGGTCATAGTCCGTCCCGCCGCTGATACCAGCACCCTTGAAGTAGTCAGAGGCGGCGTCGTAAGCTTCCTTGTGCTGCTTGTAGAGCGGCTGTTTTGCGGTAAGCGCCTTCTGGACTTTCTCGATGATGAAGCCGCCCACAGAACTCGCCCCCGTCGAGTACCCATTGTCGGCAACCGCCGAGGCATAGGCGGTCGGCCAGTCCTCACCCAGATTGTGATGTGTCAGCGCATCCTTGTGGATCGCCGCCACGACATCTGAAGGCACAAGCTCATCCAGCGCTGTCTGCGCCGGATCGAACACTTCCTTCGGGATCGCCGTGGGGACCGGCTTAGCCTGTGCCGACGGCGTAGCCTGCATGATCCCGAGTGCGACCTCGTTCGCCAGCAGGCTACCGTCCTGCACGACCCCCTTGTCCACCGCCGCGTAGTTGTAGGAATCGGGCCAGCTATGTCCGTTGGCGTGGTAGTCAGCGGCGGCTTGATGCACATCCCCTACTGCGCTGTCTGACCAGCCCACACCCTTCAAGTAGTCATCCGCCGCCTTGAACGCCGCCTTGTCCTCGTCGCTGCCGGTATCGCCCCAGGGGGCAGTTCCCGGCCACGGAGTCGCACTCGGCGTGCTCTTGATGACGACGCCCGAAGCGGGGAAGTAGACGCCGGAGTGGTGCTCACCCTCGGTCGAGACGTAATCGTCGGTGTCGAGCTTGGTCCAGGTCGTCCCGGCGTGCTCGAATGTGGCACCGATGGGCAGATCGTCGGGCTTGGCGGTGGACACCTTCGCAATCGTCGCCTTGATCCCGTTCGGCCCCAGCCAGCCCGTCGGCGGCACGTTCCCCGAGCTGTCGGGTATCTGCCCTGCCGCGTACTCGTAGGCATCGGGCCAATCCATACCACCGTCGTGCAGCCTGATCGCATCGGTCACCGCCTTGTCGGCTGTGACCGGATCGATCCCGTGAGCGTCCATCCACTGGTAGCCCGCGTGGTGTATGTCGGATTCGACAGGCGTCATTGCCGGACCCGACGGAGCACCCTCGGGCACCTTGGTGATCAGCACGCCCCCCTGGGTCGCATAGGACTTGGGGTTCCACGCGAAGTAATCCTTCTTAGTCTTGAGCGTCTTGATGTGCAACGTCCCGTCCGGGTTCTTGCCGAGCACCTCGTACTCGGCCCCATACTTGCCGGTGGACTTTTTCATCATCTTGAAGTTGTGCCCAACCTGAAGGTCGCCGCTCGATGCCGGACCAAGGCCAGCGGGAGCCGACGGAACCGGCGTCGGATGCTCGGTCCCGACGTATTCGACAGGCCAGTCGCCAGAGCCGGGGATCGGCTGCCCCCACTTCGTCACGGTGCCCGAGTTACCCACCGTCTGGTCCTCGCTCGCCGCTTTCTCGGCGCTGCTCCCCATCACCTTCACCTTCGACCCCGGAGGCAGGGTGCTGGCCTTATACATCTGTCCCGCGACCGGTGCGCCCGGCAGCGCTGTCGTGGGAGCGTCCACCGTCTGTCCGAAGGTGTCACCGTCGGTGTGGTCTATCGTCTGCCCCGAGACAGTGTGGGTCGCAGTAGTCGCGTCGGTTTTCTGCCAGGTGTCACCCGACAGACTTGACTTCCAGGTGGCCCCGACTGGCACATCGCCCCACGTCTCGGCGAACTTAGGCTCAGTTCCACCCTTCGTCTTGATAACTACGTCGGAGTGTGTTGGCTCATTCAGCGCGATCTTGTTGATCGCATGGCCCTCCGGGACGTTCGTGGGCTGTACGGTTACGCCGTCGGCATCCTTGGCGACCACCTTGAGATCGGGAATGTGGTCCGCGTAGCCCGGGGGGTAGCCGTAGGTGTCGCCCACTTCCAGGTCGCCGAACGTGGCAGGATGCTGCCCCACAGCTACGCCCACAGGAGGAGCGGTCGGCTGGCCCTTCTTGCCGAGATAGGTGACCACATCGCTCGCCGCCAGCGTGCCGTGCTTGCCGTCCTCGGTTTCAACGGGCATGCTACCGAACTCATTCGGAGGCCCTGTCACCGTCCACTTGTAGCCACCCGGCGACAGGTTGAACTGGTCGTCGGGTTCAAGCTCCGACCCCTTCAGCGTGTTCCCCACCTGCTTCGCGCCCGGCGTCGGCGTCAGCGGCTGCGACGGCCCCGCTGCCTGATCGACTATGTGCTTCAGCGCAAGCGCGTCAGAGGCGGGCACGTCGTAATCGAGCGCCGCCTGCTGGTAGGCGTCGCCGGGCGCGTACCCCTGCTGCGCATATTGGTTCGCCGTGATGTGCACCGACGCAGAATTGGCGATCATGCCTTGGAGGTGATCCTCGGCGACATCATGCACGAGCGACGGCTGGTCGGAATACATGTCATACGGCGCAACGGTCGGCCCGGCTGGCGGCGACGGTTCTCCAGTCGCTGGCTCTTGCAGGTCGCTGATCATCTCAGCGTGCTCCCAGCCCGCCACATCGGCCTTGTTGAAAACCCCACCCTGTCCAGTCTGCGTGTCGATGACCGACCACTGATCTTCGTCCGGGTACTCGGCGTTGATCTGCCAGATATCCCCGTCCGGCGACTTGATGAAATCGCCGAGTTGCGGCGGCTCGCTCGGCTCGGCGGTGGGAGCCGGTTCGCCCTTGGCCGCAGCCTTGACCGCCTTCGCAAGATCGTTACCCTCGTCCGCCTCGCCCCAGCCGTACTTGTCCACATAGGCGTCGGCATACGCCTGTGACCACTTCGCCGCATCACTCCAGGTAGCCGGGTATTCCGTGCTGTTCTTGAACTTGTCCTCTGCGGCAGCGTGTAATGCGACAACATCGGCCCACGGCTTCTTGCCCTCCAGAAAGTCGTTGGCCCCGTTCTGCGCATCCACCTTCACATCGTCAGCCGCCGCCTTACTCGTCAGCTTGGTGTAGCTCTTGTTCTTCGAGACGGGGACGACCTCGCCCGTGTCGAGGTTGCGCAGATAGGTGTTCTTGCCGTAGTGGCCGAGCACCATGAACGGCTTCTTGGTGGCAGCAGAGCCTGATACCAGATCGCCCGGCTGGAGGCTGCCGAGCTTGGCCTTGTCGCCGTGCTCGTAGTCGTCGGGGCGCAGCAGGTCGGACGGCAGTTGCGAGACGCCCTGAGCGGCCTGTGAGCCGGTGGGGACGAACGGGACGAACTTCTCGACCTTCTGCTGCCCCTCGCCCGGCTTGAACGGGCGGGCGGTGATGATTCCGTTCTTCTGGATGTTCTGGATCGTGTACTTGAAGCCGTCCTTGGTGAAGGTGTCGCCCTTCTGCGGAGCCAGCTTCGGTAGCCCGGGCGCGGGCGACAGCTCGGAGGTGAGGTGCGCCATCTGCATCCCGGTCGGTGTCTCCACGAGCACGTCGCCCTGAGCCGCGTCGGCGGCGTCCACGACCTTGACAATCCCGAACTGGCTGCTCAGCGCGTCCTTGCCCTCCTCGGGGATGAACGTCGGTGCTGGCGGCACCTGCGGCGTTGGCACGCCCGGCGCTGGCGGCACTTGCGGCGTCGGCGGCGCGGTGCCAGTCGGGTACAGCTTTTGCTGCTTTGCCAGCGAATCGACCACGCCCTCGGTCCCGTTCGTCATCGACTGGACGGTGACCTGAGCACCTGTTTTCTTGATGATCTTCCAGTGGTCGTTGTTGAACGCAATCGCGTCGCCCAGCTCCATCTGCCCCACCGGGATCTTCGGACCGCCCGGAGTCAGCGATGCCATGTCGTGCTTGTAGGCTTCCTCTGCCGGTGGCGGCGGCAGCGAGAACATCATCGGCTTGCCGTCGTCGCCCAGGATCACCTTGCACTTGTCGCTGACGTAACCCCCGCCGGTCGGGTTCACGTCGTAATCCTGCGAGCCGGTCAACAGCGGTACGTACTGGAACTTGCCCGGCCCGAGCGCGTTGTTCTGGATCACCAGATAGCGGGTTCCGGCCTGCTGACCGCCCTTCTCCACGATCATGCCCGGCTTCGGCTTCATGTCATCGGGCATTTCCGATACCAGCATCTGCTTATCCCAAGCCGGAGTGCCCGGGTCGGCAGCCACCGCATCCTCAATGTGAGACATCACGTCGTCCGGCGGGACGTAGTAGGTCACCTGGCCCGGCTTCTTGGTCACCTGGAAGTTCAGATCGACCTGGCCGATATCGAGTGTGAACGGGTCGTTGGTGGCGAAGTGGCGCTTCACCAGCGCCGCCAGCCCCCCGCCGCGCCCGTTCGAGTTCATCTGGCCCGCAAGGAACTTGTAGAGCTGCCCAGGCTGCCCCGCCTTGCCGGGGTTGTCGGGCAGCGCGTCCTTCGTATAGAACCCAGCAGCCTGCTCTGCCACCTTCAGCCGGTCCATTGTCGCCAGCTCGAACTCACCGCTACCGGCACCCCAGCCCTGGCCCATCAGCGTCTCAAAGAAACCGACCTGCCGCACGGGCAGCGAGAACACGAAGCCGTGCCCACTCCAGACGCCCATCTTCCATGACGTTGACAGACCGCTCAGCAGTGACTTCTTGCCAGCGATGGCCTGCTTGAACACTTCCTCGCCCGGTGCCCTGTGGACAGCGGTGATGTCAGGGGCACCGAGACGGTTGTAGAGGTCCCACGCGATCAGCGAGTTCATGTCGCTTTCCAATTCGCGGAACTGCTGATACTTGGCCTGCGCGGTAGCAAGTTGGGGCGAGCTGTTCAGCAAGCCCTCGAAGATGCGCACACCAGACATCTGGTTGCCCTCGGTGTGCCCCTTCACGTCGCTGATCATCGATTCAAGCGTGCTCACCGCGCTGGCCGGAGCGTTCTTCTTGATCGCGTTCAGCTTCGCCTGCCATTGGGGTGACCCCGAGCTGATCGGCGGCGGCTGTCCCCCGCCGGGAGTCTGCCAGGCACCGAAGCGATCCATACATTCGTTGTAAAAGAGCTGGTCGGCCCTGCCGAACTTGGCCCATTGCTCGGGAGTCAGTTTCGACAGCGGATGCGGTGCAATCGAAGGATCGTGTGTCTCCTCGTGCCGGTCGGCATCGATGACGACCGAGTTCTCGTCAGGAATCACCGTCTTTTTGTAGTGACCCGACCCCATCTTGTACGGCTTGCCCGTCTTGGGGTTTATCTCCTGGACGAACCCGCTTTTCAGCACCTTCGGAGCGGCTGGCACCGCGCCCGGCAGCGCGTGCTTGACGCCCTCCAGCTCCTCGGCGGTGTCAAACACCCGTGTATGCGCCTGATTGATGTCCCCGGAAGCCTCAGCGGCGATGATCTTGCTTCCGGCGACCTGGGTGACCTCCCACTCGTGGCCGTCGCGGTTGAAGCGTTCCCCGACGCGGATGAACTCGCCGCCCTTGAGCGGCGTGCCCTTCGGCCAGCGGGGATGCAGCTTCTCGTTCCAGATCGCCTCCTGTAGCTCGTGAGGGCCGGTGTAGAGCAACAGCCGGTCGCCGTCCTCGGCTTCGTCGCGGCTCTGTGGCCGTCGGCGCGGCGGCGGATCGAGCAGCACATCGAGGTCCTCGTCGGTCGGGTCCTGCTCGGCCTGGAAGTACCCGAACGTCAGTGGCTCATCGGTGACGCTCACTGCTCACCAGCCCATTGCAGCCAGTCCTCGTAGGCGGACTGCTTGGCCGGGTCCAGCTCGAACGGCTCCTCTCCGGCGATGGACTGGCGGTGGTCGGCTCCGAGCACGTAGATGTTCTCCGGGATGCCCTGGTCGAAGCTGGTGCACACGCCGTCGCCCCGCAGGCGCTGGCAGGCGTCGCAGATCCTCGGAAACTCAGTCGTCACCGTCAGCCTCGAACAGATGCCCCTGCGGCCCCGCGAGCGCGTGCTGGATGTACTCGCCGACGAACCTGGCGGCGTCGCGGGGATTGGGACTCGTCATATACTCGGCCCACAGCTCAGCGATCAGCTCATCGGAGTTCTTGCTGGCGTACTTGGAGACGTTGTACTTAGGCGTCTCCTGAGAAGGGTCCCAGCCTGGCGGCATCAGGTCCATCTTGTTACCGCCGGGGATGCCGTCGCGGTCAGTGAACGTCAGCGGGAAGAACTTGCCGTAATCGCCGCCCGAAGGACGCTTGAGGTCACCCGTCAGCAGCCCGGGCTGGTCGTGGCCCTCGTGATTCATCCTGGTGACAGTGACCTCCATGTCCTGCGTGCCGGGATGCTTGACGCCGAGCACCTTGTAGATCGCGCCCGTGTCATTGCGGTAGGTATCGCCTTCCTTCAGATCCTTGATCCTCACCGGCCCGGCGCTCCCTGCCAGCGCCCCGGCGGACTTCGGAGTCAGCTTGTATTGCTTGCGCAGCACCGAGCGGACCTCAGTGCGTTGATCCTCTGTCATGTTGAAGTCCAGGAAGTGCCCGACCTCGTGCGTCAGCGCCCTGTCGGCCCCATCGGCAGCGTTCCCGTCGGGCGACCAGAACCCCGAGGCCAGCGAGTGCTCAGCGGCGCTCTGGCCGTCCGGCGTGAACATGCTCGGGCGGATGCGGATGCGGTTGGCCTCCGGTGGCATCCAGTCGGGATCGTCCTGGTAGACGGGACCACCCGACGGGGGATTGGTGAAGTCGGCGGCGGCGTTACCCAGCCCGTTGGTGGTCGCTGTCACGGATGGCAGCCGGTCGATGATCTTCGGATCGATGCCGTTCAGACTGCGCCCCAGCGCGACCCTGGTCGTCTGCTCCTGCTCCGGCGTCATCGCCTGGAGCTGAATCGCCTTGGTGGTGCCGGGCAGGTGCAGCAGTGCGGGGCCGAGCGAATGCGTGCCCTCTGCCGGAGGCTCGCGCTCCATCGTCCCCGGACCCTCCGGCCACGAGTACCACGGACCGGTACGAGCACCAGGGTCGTTGCGGCTGTGGCTGTCGATGATGGCGGTTCTCGTCTGTGACGTGCCGAGCCGCTTGATCCACTTGCCGCCCCTGCCTCTGGGGTGCAGAACTTCATCCCAGGATTCCTGCGTTTCCAGCGGCGGATCATTGATATCGAGGAACGGATCGGGAGCCACCCAATCACCGGCTGCGAGGTTTTCGGCGACAGCAGCGTCCACCTTGGCCCGCATCTCCTTGCTAGTGTCGATGGTCACTTCGTCACCTTCGGGAACTCGGGGAACCCGTACTGCGCGGCGGTGAGGTCGATGATGACCGAGTTGACGTTGTTGGGTCCATACAGGCCGTAGACCTCCACCGCCGCGTGCTCGGGGTAGGAGAAGTCACCCATCCCGATCTTCGCCGTGTCCTGTGCGTTGGGGTAGAACGCCTGTACGTCGTCGCTGGGAGCATAGGCGTCGTAGCCCTGCTTGCGCAGCTCATCCCTGAGCCTGTCGCTGATCTCCTCGCAGCGACCCCACGCTCCCTCCGGGTGATCGCGGATATCAGCCACGTCGGGGTTGGCCTTGATGAAGTCGTTCACCGCCTTGTCGAGCTTGGGGAACCCGGTCGAGTCACGCGGCCTGCTTTTGAACTTCATCGGAGCCGTCAGCGGGTGCGCGCTCGCGCCCTCCTTGGCATACGCCGCCGTGAGCTTCGAGATCATCGCGTGCTGCGGCTCGGCAGGCGAGAGGTCGAAGTGCAGGCCCTCCACCTTGCGACGCTGGCTTGTGCCCGAGAACCTGTAGGGCTTGTGCTCGCCCTGATTCAGCGGCACGTAGCGCAGGCCCGACTTCTCCTGGGGATCACTGATCGTTAGGTAGCGCAGACCCGGCGTGCCGCCCTCGATCACGTCACCGGGCTTGAGGTCCATCTCGCTGACCGGCATCTTCGTCCCGGCGGTGCCCGGGTTGGCCTTCACCTGGGCCTCGATGTCGCTGAGCGACTCGGGGCTTGGCATCGAGTAGCTGACCGCCTTGATCTTAGGCGTCGGCAGTGTGCTCGGGGTGCTGACGCCGACGGTGCTCGGCTGCGGCAGCGGGTCCTGGTAAACGTAGGGCTTACCCGGGTCCCAGTGCTTCAGATCATCGAACATCTTCGTCACCTTGTCCTGCATCGTCTGCGGCAGCATTTGCAGGTAGCCGGGAGTGTTCGCCATGCTCGACAGCTCGGCGATCCCCTCGCTGCGTGAGGCGACGGCGTACTTCGACAGGCCCTTGCAGTCATCGAAGGTCACCCCGTAACGGCTCATCCAGTCCACGTAGCGCTTGGAGTCGTGGTGTCCGGCCATGTCGATGGCGTTCATCATTGCGTGCCCCAGCTCGTGCCAGAGCACCCCGCCCCAGGATTTGCTCGATGGGGAGTTGTAGCCGCCCAGATGATCGCCGGGCTTGGGCGGACCCCACGGACGCTGGTTGAAGTGACCCCGGTCGTTGATCCTGATCTCGGAGACTCCGTGGCGAATCTCGCAGTCGGCGAATACGTTGGGCTTCATGAAGATGCCCTTGTCGTTGGAGGCGAAGGTCAGCACGCCCAGCGGCGGGCCGGGTCCGTGCGTGAGGACCGGGTAGTCCTTGACCGCCTGCTCCAGCACGTCGGCCAGATCGGACACCTCCTCGGGCTTCAACCGCGACTTCGGCCCCGGCTCGTTGACCTTGATCCCGAGTGCCTTGATTCGCTTGACCGACTCGCTGAAGTCGGGTGGTGGCCCGGTCGGGCCGTGCAGCAGCGACTTGCCCCCGGTGAAGTCCACATGCACGCCGTGGCGCTTGAACTCGGTCTTGTCGTCCTGCTTGAGCTTGCCGAGCACGTCGATCCACTTGCCCCCGCGCCCCCGGGGGTGCAGCCAGCCCTTGAAGCCCTCCTCTAGCGTGAAGGTGAGCTGCCCGGCTTGGGCCGGGGCTGCTTCTGCTCGTCGGTCAGCCAGTTGTGGTGGCGGAACTCCGCGAGGCTCATCTTCTTGCCCTTGGGCTTGGGCGGATTCTTGCGCTTGTCGTCCTTCGCCATCCTCGGCTCCTACGTGCGGGGGCCAGTAGCCGTTGCCGTCGGCGAAACAGTAGGCCCCGCCGATGTTATGAGTGTAGCTGCCGATGCTCTCCACATCGTCCAGGCTGTCCACCACCAGCACCGGATCGATGTCGATGGTGCCCTTGTCGTCGTCATGGAAGATGCCCAGGCAGTGCTGCTGGTTGCGCAGCGTCTCAGAGAACCGGCTCTTGGCCTCGTCCATCGCCGCATTGAACTGCTCGCGGCTGGCGTCCTCGGGTACCTCCACGGTGTTGACACCGTGGCCCTTGACAGTCATCGCGTACTTGGGAGCGTCGGAGGCAATCGCCTCGCCCGTGTGTGCATCGATGGTGGCACCGCCCCACGACTCCTGGGCAGCATCGAAGCTGTCGGCCTTGATCTTCTCCCAATTCTTGTCCAAGCCGGTCGTGTCGGAGCTGTGCTGCTGTAGGGACGCCAGCCGACGCCCGCCCTCCTGTGCGATCCGCTGGAATTCGGCGGCGCTGACGGCGCGGCTGTTGCCCCGGGCTTCCTCGGCGGTGATCGGCGGGATGGCCGGTTCCCTCGGCTCGGGGGTGTCGTGGGCTTGCGGCAGGAACTTCTTGATCCACTTGCCGCCGCGCCCGCGAGGATGCAGGAACTCACTGAAGTCGGCAGCGACAGCGGACTCCTGTAGCTGTGGCAGCCAGAACATCTGGTCGTCCTCGGCCCCGCCGCCGTCGTCGGCACGGACGATCAGGCCCTTGGCAGCGAGCTGCCGGGCACGGTCGGCCAGCTCCTGCGAGGTCCACTCCTGAATCTGCGCCGAGAGGTCCTTGTGCCCGTACCAGTTGGACCCAAGCAGGAAGTCCTTGCCGATCCAGTGCTGCCTGCCGTCCGCGCCCTGATGCGCATTCTGCGCTCCATAAGCAGCAATGTCAGCGACAGACGTGAATCCTCCCTCCGGTACCTTTACCTCCATCTGGCCTGCCGTGACAGGTGTACTGCCATCCCAGAAGTCACCCACACCATCATCCGGACCAAGACTCGCGCCAAGCGCATCCTCCCCAGGCCCGTATGGGTCGTTAGGAGCACCAAGGCTGGTCAGAGTTGCCATATCCTCTCCGGCCTTCTCCCACGAGTTCCCATCCCTATCGGTGAACTTCGCCCCAGGCGGCAGGTCAGAGAACTTAGAGGACCCGCTCTTGTAGTCACTCGCCCGTGGGAATAGTGCCTTGAACTTCTCGCGCTCCTCGTTGGTGTAGTCGGTGACCCAGGGATCGTGCCGATTGGGGAGCGTCAACATGGCTCGTCCAGTCGGCTTCTCTGCTGCAAGGTCCGCAAGCCCCTTCGTTCCGCCATCGACCTCGAATCCCTCGCGTGCCCAGGCATAACCGCCAACATCAAGCGCCGCGTGGATCTTGATCTGCTTGACGCCCTGCTGGCGGTAGACGTTCTCCATGTGATCGTTGAAGTGCGACATGAAGCCGTGGCTCTGATACTCGGAGCTGAGCTGAGCCAGTGAATGCTCGACCACTAGATTGCCGTCCTCGTCGGTGTGGAAGTCGCGGAGGATGTTCCCCACCTGCTTGTCTCCGTCGAACACCCCGATCTGGAATTGCTGCCAATTCTTGTCCTTCTCGGCGATGACCCTCGCCGTCAAGCCGTTGTGCTCGAAGCCGTTGATCGCCTGCGTCACCGCCTCAGAATCGACAACCCCGCTCGGGGCCGAGTTCAGCGCATGGCGTGCCGCCTCGACATACGCATTCGACCAGTCGTACCCCACGTCGGGAGAGACGGTGAGGGGAGCGTTCTCGCTTACGTGATGGTGAATCTCGGCGAGCACGTCCTCGGGCACCCCGAGGCCCTCCAGATGCGTATGAGCTGCGTCACGAGCGACGGTGCGTTTCTTCTCCTCATCCTCGATCCCATACGTTGCTTTCTGCACAGCGACGGCCAGACCAGTGAGGTGGCCCGCCAGCCTCGTGTTCCACGTCTCACCTGCGGCCTCGGCGTCGGTCACGGTATGCGGTTGTGCTGCGGACTCGTAAGCGTCGGCCCACGCTTCTGCGTTGGCCTTCTCATCTCCATGCTCACGGTGCAGCGCGGCGGCGCGACGATGGATGGCCCCAATCACCTCAGCCGGAACGCCTATGTTCCGCAAGTGATCGTCAGCGGCGGCGTAAGCTCCGTCGGCTGCCTCCGGCCCCGTCCCTACGGCCCCATATTCCACGACGCCGCGTAGAGCGGGGAAGTCGGCCAGCTTCTTGACCCACTTGCCACCCCGGCCTCGCGGGTGCAGCTTCTCGAAGATCGGATTGGCGTTGGCTTCCTGTAGGCGCTGGAGGATCGAGTACGGGACCTGGTAGCCCTTGCCGTTGTCGAGCTTGATGTTCGCCATGCCCTTGCCCGCGTCGCTCGTCACGGTCGCCTTGTTGCCGTTGACGTTGACCCGCGCCCCGACCTCGAAGAACTCGCCCTTGGGCTTGGGCTTGGAGTAGTTGCTGGCACCGTGCCAGGTCGTCTGGGGCGTCGTAGGCGGCTTGTAGGGCTTCGTCAGCGCCTTCGGGCGTCGATACGGCAGAACGGTCCCCTCCAGCGTCGGCGTGCCGTCAGAGTCCGTGCTGTGGCCTGTGATGTGGATGCGCTGGTCGCGGGGCAGCAGCATGTCCGGCTCGCCCGGCTCGGCGTCGTCCAGGTACAGCGCCCGGCTGCCGCCCGGGATCAGCAGCTTGATCCTGCTGTTGCCGTCCGCCTCGCTGGAGTCGGTATGCGCCCTGATGTACGACTTCATCCCGAACGTCTTGCCCACCATGTCGTCGGTCAGCCCGGCGTCGGCCCCGACGTAGGCAATGCTGTCGCCCTCGGTGCCGGTCGCGTCGAGCACGTCATCGAGTCGCTTGGCGGTCTTGCGGTCGTCGTCGGTGACGACCTCGGCCTTGCCGCGCAGATGCGCATCGAGCACGTCGGCGTGGGCGGCGTAATGATCGAGCGCGGCGGCTTCCTCGGGGTAGACCTCTAGGTTCTGCTGTGCCTTCTGGTGCATCTGCCGGGCGTCCTCGCCCTCGGTCGGCTTGGGCAGATCGATCTTGCCGTCAGCGAAGTCGCGCATCCACTGGACCCGGGCCTTCAGCGTCTTGGCGATTTGCTGACGGTCGGCCTCGTCGGGGAAATTGGCCGCTTGAACGAGCTGATCGATCTTGGCGTCGGAGAGGGTGGCTCCGATGTTTTGCGCCTGCGCTCGCAGGTCCTCCTCGTTGAAGGGGACCGTGCCCGCCGCCTGACCCCGGAAGCGCATCTTCCACAGCTCCTCGGGGACATTGCCGAACTCGCTCCGGTGCCCATCGGAGTGATAGCCGAGCGTGCTGCCCATATCGGTACGGACCGGCTTGCCGTTCTCGCCCCAGCGCACGTTGACCCCGCCGCGCCCGAGGAAGTTGCGGTTGGCAAGCAGCGCATCGACCATGTAATCGCGCCCGAGCGCGTCGTTGGGAGAGTTGATCTGCTTGGTCTTGCCGTTGATGGCAGGCGTGGCGACGGCAACGCCAGGCACCACGGGCGGGAAATCGTCGGGATAGCTCTCGGTCGGAACCGGCATCTGCTCCACCGCCTTGAGCACATCCTGGTCGCGCTCGCGGTTGAGCATCTGCTTGGCCTCGTCCGGCGTGACGGTCTTGATCGCCTGCGTCTCATCGCTCGGCGTCTCGGTGCCGCCTGTGCGGACGCCGACGTAGTAGCGGGTGACGCCCGAGTCACCCTTGAAGTCGCCCACGACCCCGGTGATGTGCGCGTGCAAGCCCGTCTCCTCCCAGACCTCTTTCAGCGCGTTCTGCTGCGGGGTGAGGTTCGGCTCCTGGCCGCCCTTGGGGAACGTATGGATGTAGCCGCCGTAGTGGTTGCGCGGCTCGATCACGGTGATCCTGCCGTCCGGCTCGCGGAGGATCACGCCGGTCGAGACGCGGGTGTGCTCGGGCACGTCCATCGGCGGCTCGTCGGGGAGACTGTCGGGGATCTGCGAGAAGTCCGGCGAGCCGTGCGTGCGGACGCTGCCCTTAGCCGGGGTGTCCACCCCCAGCTCGCGATAGATCGCATTGGACAGCAGCTCGGAGGCAACCCGAGTGTGATCGTCGCCGTGATCCTGGACGAAGAACGTGTTCCCATCCCCGTCCTGCGCCTTCATCGCCCCGGTTGAGAAGTCCTTGTGCTGGACGTGCAGCGCGATATGGCGGTAGCTGGGGATCGGCCCCTGATGCTCCGGCTCGGGCACATCGCCGCCGATCACCGAGGACGGCTCCGGCCCGGAAACGGCCTTCGAGCCGGGCGACAGCTCGGGGAAGTAGTCGGACTCCTTCTTGCCCGGCTTGGGCTTCAGCTTGTCGAACTTCTCACCCGGCACGTCCTCCCAACGGCCCCGGCGGTCCTTCGGATGCAGCCACGCCTTCCAGTCGATCTCCTGTAGCGCACACAGCGCCCTGGCGACGCTCTCACGGACTTCCAGCCCATCGAGGAACGCCTCGACCTCACCCGGATCAGCGACGGCCCGGATCGCCTCCTCCAGCGCCATCGCCTGCTTGGCCTGGTACATCGCATCGCCATCCTTGGGCACGATGGCGTTCCAGCTCAGCGGCTTCAGCCAGCAGCCACAGCCCGCGTGGACCGGCGGTGGCATCGTGTCGAGCACGCTCCACGGCCAGTTCTTCCCGGCCATCGCCAGACAGCCTGCCGTGTGCTTGCGGCGCGGCCCCAGCATCCACATCGCGCCCGCCGGGGACTTCTGCTTGACCACATCGTTCTCGACCCGCGCCTTGGCCCGCGCCAGCGAGGCGTCGTGGCGCAGCTTGGTGTAGTGCTTCTCGCGGTTGAGGATGGCCTGGATGCGCTTCTGCTGAGCCTCCGGCGTAGAGAGCTGCCCGGCGGCGTACAGATCACTCTGCGTGCGCTTCAGCGCCTTGCGCTGGAAGGCCCCCTCGTATTCCAGCTCGCGCTCGACAGCAGCACGGATCACCATCGGGTCGGCGTTGGGATAGAGCCTCAGCAGATGCTGAGTCAGCCAGTCGGTGGGCTTGCCGTCGGCCCCGCTGATACTCGGCCAGCGCATCAGCTTGTGCAGGACCTTCAGGATGATCGCGATCTTGACGCCGTGGATGTAGGCGTCGGCGGGAGCAGCAACCGCACCGACAGCGGTACGCGGTGGGAGCGTCACTGCGACGCCGGGAGCGATTGCCCCCTTGACGCTGAGCTGCGCCGCCTTCCCGGCAGCGGCAGCCTTCAGCAGCGTCTTGACGCGGCTGTTGGTGACCTGCTGGGGCTGCTGAGGCTGCTGCTCGGGTGGCTGGTCAGGAACCGCCATGCCCGTTCATGCTGCCGTGCCCGTTGGTGCTGGCCGCTGAGAGCATCTCGTCCACAATCTCGCCGATTTCTACATCCCACAGAGCCATCAGCGCCTCCATGTCCGGGTCCTCAGCGGACTCATACATCTGGCCCTGATTGGCTTGGAACTCGCTGCTCTGGCCCTGGGCACCGTAGGGATTGTTCTGATCTGGCCCTTCGCCTTCCGGCCCGAACGGGTTCGGTCCCTCCGGCAGTAGCGGCGGCGGCGGACCCGCTCCACCCGGCGCTCCACCGCCAGCCATCTGCGCAGCAAGCATCGGATCAACGTAGCCGTCGGGCAGAATCCGCTCGACAGCAGCAGCGGGATCGGCGAGTTCGAGGCCCTGGCCGAGCGCGATCCCGAGCAGAGTTCGGCTGAGCTGAAGGTTCGTGTTGTTGGGGTCGAAAGTGCGAGCAAGGTTCGCGATGGCGGTCACCAGATCCGCCATCTGGCGCTTCAGCGGCGAAGGCATGCTGAACTCGTAGCCGAGGTCGCGCTCGGTGGCCTCCTCATCCTCGGCCTGACCCGAGTACGCCTCGGCGACCTCGGTGGACCCCAGCGACTGAAAGCCCTTCGGCTCCTTCGTAGCATCGCCGGGGTCGGTAATCGTCAGCGGCGGTTCCTGCTGGGCTGGAGAGGGCGTCGGCACCGCATCGCCACCGGGCACGTTCTCCTTGGGCTTCTTGGAGCGCAGCAGCGCCCGTTCCTCGGGAGTCAGCTCGGTGGGCAGTGTCCCCGCATCCACGGCCTTCTTGATCGAGCGGTCGATGAAGGCCCGGAACAGCGACTCGAACAGCTCCTGGGTGGCCTCCACGCGCTTGACGACCGGCAGCTCTAGCGACGCCGCCGTCGCCAGGTTCGCGCTGCTCTGATCCCCGAGGTAATGCTGGGGCCACGTCGCGGCGCTGATCTGCGAGCGGATCATCTGTGCGTCTTGCGTCGCCTGCGCCGCCTGCGTGTTGACGGCGAACGGCTCGGTGGTGACGCCCGCCGATTCGTTGAGGATCGAGCCGGGGCGTGGGCCTGCCTTGATCTCCCCGGCGTAGGGATCGTCTATCGAGGTTGACGCCAGCGTGGACTGTCGCGACAGGTGCTTGGCGGCGATCTTCGCCACCTGGCTGGGGCTGCCCTTGACGGTCCGGCGCATGATGAAGGCTGCCGCCGCCTGTGTGAGATCGACCCTCGCCGCCATGAAATCGTTCAGCGCCGCCAGCCAGCGCACGAGCCGCTTCATCTGCGGGACGCCAAAGACCTGTTCGCTACCCCTGTTGACAGCGATGTGGTAGACGAGGCCCTCGCCGAGCTTCTCCGGCGGACAGGGGTCGTCGTCTGAGAGCAGCTCACCCGTTTCGGAGTCGGTCGCCTGAAGCGCCTGGTAGTAGATGACACGCGGGCGGTTGGGCTGCTGGGCGTTGACCTGTGACTGCATCGACACTCGGTCGTTGTTGTAATCCCACTGGTAATCGCGCCGCCTGGCGATGTAGTACAGAACCCGCAGCCGGTTCTGTGAGTCACGCACCGCATCCTCGACAAGATCGTGATCGAGGATGCCGAGCTTCACCTTGCCGTCGTCGCCGTCCTCGAAGAACAGGATGAACAGGTTCGATTGGAGCATCAAATCGGTGCACAGCGCCGCCTGCGCGGTGAACGTCGTCAGCACCGCCTGGTTGTCAGGGTCGGCCCACGCCTCATCGATGACCTCCTGCACCTTGTCATCGACGGCCTTGGGCTTCGGCACCCCCCGACCGAACACGAACTGGTTCATCAGATCGACATTGGCCCCCGCCACCGGGTCCTGCGCCCAGACCATCCTCGCCTGAGCAGCCATCTTGCGGCGCTCCTGTGGCTTTACCTCGTGCGGTGCACCACCCATGTGATCGAGGACATACCAGCCCAGCATGTCCAGCTCTTTTTGAAGGTTCCGTCTTTCGATGTCACTGGCTTCGAGCAGTTCAAGCGCTTCGGAGTCAACGACCGTCTTGCCGGTGCGCTGCTCGACGGCCTCCTGCAAGCGTCCGATCAGCCCACCTTCACGGGGCACGGTTGGGGTCCACCACCTTCCACCCATCGAGTCTGATCGCCGGAACGCACTGCACGTCGCCGGTCATCGCATCCTCCACGACTGCCTGTCCGCCCTCGGGCAGATCGAGCACGTAGAGCAAGTGCGTGCCGTCGGTGATATAGAGCTGGCTGGCTAGCGGTCGCGTTCGCGTTGCTGTAGCCATGCCTCGCGCTCCTGTGAATCCGCCGCCAGCGCCAGCCCGGCGTCGCGCTCACGATCCTCGGGATGCCCGGCGGTCAGATTGCCCCGGCTGTTCAGCAGCGGCCTGATCCGCCTGGAAGCCAGCAGCGCGTCGCGGTCGGCTCGCCAGCTCGGGCATCGCTGATACCCCGTGGCGCTGAAACAGTAAGCGGCGAGAGTCGTCGGGTCGTGACGGCTGTCGATCAGATCGTGCGTGATCCGGCAGGCGCAGCCGGTGCCGCCTGCAGCCTCGGCGATCAGCGCAGCGGCGGGGCACGGTGGCTGGCGGGGACTGGGAAGAACGATGCGCTCGGCCTGCACGCCCCCACCTTACCGCTGCCCCCGCCGCCTACCTCAAAGCAGATGCGTGATGTCGTAGCCGCGCTCGGCCTCGTCGGCAAGCGCCTCGAAGTCAGCATCGGTGAGGACCCTGCCGGTGCTGGTAACGATCCGGCAGGCGTTGCCGGTCGGATACTCCGGGAGCCGCCACCACGCCTTGCCGCCGAGCTGCATCCACTTGATGTCGGTGATCTCGGTGCCACCGCGCTTGGTCAGCATGTGCCTGATATGCCTCGGGAACTTCAGCGGGCGATCCACCCAGACCATCGGCTGGCCGTCCTGAATCCACACGAGCTTGCCTGCACTCTGCACCTTGCAGCTCGGGTAGCCGGAGTCGCGGACCCCTCGCGGGCGCTCCTCGGGATGCACAGTGTTCTTCATCCGAAGTACACCAGCCCATCGTCGGCTGCCAGCTCGAACGCCTTGCGCCAGGTCTGGTAGAGGTCGTAGAACTCGCCGCTGTTCTGGGCCTGCTCGTCGTGGGCAGCGAACGCCTCGGCCAGCCGTTTGCACGTCTCCGGTCCGAGCACGCCCTCGTTGTCAGCGAAGTTGATCAGCTCGAAGAACGGCCTCTCGGCAAAGTCCGCCGGATGCCTCCAGACCGTCTCAGCGGACACGCCGAGCATCGTCCGGGCCAGCCAGTCGCGCCACTGGTTATAGCCGGTGTAGGAGCCAGCCCGGAAGCCAAGTACCTTGGCTCCCTTGTAATAGCCCGTCTGTAGACCGTTGGCCTGGTGCGGGAAGTCCTTGTTCGGGTAGGTCCAGAGGAAGCCCTCGTCGCACATCTGATCGGGATCGCCCTCGTTGCCGTGATAGGTGGTACGGCTCATCGCCCTAATGTCAAGCCCCACGGGACACCTCCTCGTATTCACGGGCCAGCGCTCCGGTGAAGATGCAGACGGTCGCCTGCGTGTAGCCGGTCGTCACGGTCCGGCCCGTGGGTAGCAGCCAGCCCGCTTCGATCAGCGACTCCACGATCTGCTCGTTCTCGGACCAGCCCTTGATGAAGTGCTCGCCCTCGGCCAGTGCGTCGTCGGGCAAGTTCACCGTGATCGTGGCGTAGGGCAGGTTCATCTGATCGAGCAGTTGCAACGCCGTGCGCCCATTCTCGTAGCGCCCGAACATGGGCGACAGCGACTCGCCGTCGTAGTCGAGTTCGATCATCAGAATCCCCTCTTGGCCTTGGCCTCGCGCTGAGCCTTGTACTCGTCCAGCGTGCGCCAGCGCCGCCAGGAGGCCATCGGGATGTCGAGCGGCAGCTCGTGCGCCGCCTTGTTGCCCTTCAGCTTGATGTGCGCGGTCGCCCGGACGTGCGGATGCTCGACCGGCTCGCCGTCGATGTGCTCGTGCAACATGAAGAATGAGAAGGTGCTGACACCCTGCGGATCGAGCCTGCGGACGATCCGGTCAGGAAGCTGGCGGTTGAAGCCCGCTTGCTTGGCATGGTGAATCGCCGCCAGCAGCTCGCGCCAGTCACAGGCCCGGCCCGCTTCGAGCGGGCGCGTCGGCATTCGTTGCGTGGTCATCTCGGTCATTCTCCTGGGTCGGGTTTTGTCTCAGCCTAGCACAGTCCGTGAGCTACCGGACCAGCTCGAACGCCCGGCGCTTGAGGATCAGAGGCTTGCCGTCCGGCCCCTTGATGTAGGGCGCGATCCATATCTGGCGGTAGACCGTCCGCTTGTTGCCCTGGTCGTCGCGCTCGACGTAGGGCTGGTTGCGCCAGTGGCCGGACACCATCCAGCGGTGGTTCCACTCCACCTCGCGCTCCTCGCCCTCGTACTGGCTCGGCTTGGCCCGGCGCAGCGTGAACACGACCACCTCGCGGATGTCCTTCCAGGTGGCGCGTGCTCGCTTCCAGACGGGCCTGGGCACGCGCTCACGGCGAGGCACAGCGATGGTCTGCTGGCACAGGCGGAAGAACACCTTGACGTGGGTGAGCACGTCACGGAGCGACTCATCGTCGTTGAAGGCGTCGTGCATCTCGCCGAAGCGCAGCAGCGTCACGTACTCCATTGCGAGATCGGAGCCGCCGATCCGCATGTCGGGGTAGGTAGAGCGGTCCCCACCAGGATCGCCGTCGGCGCGGTGCGAGTAAAAGGTGAGGATCACGCCACCGATGGGCTGACCCTCGTCTTGCTCGAACCGGATCGCAGGTCCGGTGCCGCCAGTGCTGTCGTGCTCGAACGCGGCGTTCCACTGGATCGCCCGGATCGGCATCTGAAGCCGGTGGGTGTCCTTTAGGAAGATCGGCTTAGAGAAGTAAGCGAAGCCACCGGGGACGATCAGATCGGTGGCGATCAACGGCTCCGGCTGGAACGAGTCCGCTGCCCAGTCGATCAGCTCGGCGAGATCGCCGCTCACGTAGAAGGGGTCGCACGAGGGCAGACCACCTGTCGCGGCCCCCACCAGCGCCTCGGCGGCACCGTCCGGGTGCTCCAGCACACCCTCGCCGTTGTAGGCCCCAGCACGTTCGAGAGCCTTGACGAACCCGTTCAGGTAGTCCCGGCCCTCGACCGTGCCGAAGGAGCGCAGCAGGTCTGTCTGCGCGTCCAGAGCGGTGTCCCAGCCCTCAGAACGGCTGCTCGTCGTCGCCATCGCGGCTGGCCCCCTCGATGAAGTCCGCCGTGGTGACGGGCAGATCGACCGGCGGCGTCGCCGGGCGCTTGACGGCCTTGGGAGTCGTGTCCGGGCCATCCGGGCCGTCGTCGTAGTAGCTCGGGTGCTCGCGGTAGTAGCTCGGCGGGAACATCGTCCAGCCGTTGAACTCGGAAATCGGTACTCGCATGTCAGGCTCCTCGGTCGTTGTGCCTCTCAGTATAGCAGCACCAAGCTCACGTCTTGCGCTTAGCCTTCGAGCACCGAAGTCACGATGTCGCGGGCAGCGACGCCCTGTGGCGCGACCGGGACAATGATCGCCTCGATCACCCGATCCTCGTGGCGGCGGCTGGCAGTGCGGCGGATCGAGTCCGCCTTGCGCTCTGCCGCATCCACGGAGGAAAACGGACCGACGACGGTGCCCCAGCCCATGTCGCCGTCAGGGTCATGGACGAAGATCGCCCACCTCATGCGATACCCCCGTCGGTCGCGATCCGGTAGGTCGTCCCGTCGATGATCACGCGGACGGGCTTGTAGCTGAGGTGGCTGGCCGGATGGCCCAGCGGCGTCAGCGACAGACCACCAGGCGCATTGCTGTGTGCGGCGGCGAGTTTGGTGATCGCCGCGATCTGCGGCCCGCTCAGAAAGACGTTGTTGTGCATGTGTCCACTCCTCGGTCGGTCGCCAGTATTGGCGTGCCGAGATAGTAGCACAAGACGTGAGCTAGTTGTAGTAGTCGGATTCGAGCGTGTAGCTGCCGTCGTCCAGGCCCGCGCTGTACTCGCTGCCCTCGGGATCATGCAGCGCCGAGCGCTCAAAGCCCAGCTCGTCCATCTCCTCCAGGCTGGTGATCTCCTCGTGCCCGATCTGCTGCCTGATCCACCAGCACTCGTTGGCGACCAGCATCATCCGACTGCCTTACGAGCCGCGTAACGCTCCCGATCCCGCTCGGTCTTGCAGGTCGGGCAGTAGCGCACACCCGACGGCAGCACTCGCCGTAAGTGGCCCTTCTTCTGGCAGCGCTCTAGCACGCCCGCGCCTGGGCGACCAGTATTCGGTAGCGGCGTTCCGCCAGCAGCTTCGACAAATGCGTTCCACGTCCCGAAAAAGCCCTCAACCGTCCCCAGTCGCGGCACTCGCTTGTTGCGGCTTCGTCGGAAGTCCGTTGCTGTTGGCTGTCGTCCTCGTCGTTTCCACTCAGACCGGAAGGCAGCGATACATCGCTCCCGAGTCCACTTCAGCCCTCGTCCATCCCAGCCCCCCATGTCGATCCATAACTCGCGGTGGATCTCCCGCAGCGATTCCGCCACAGTCTGAGCATCAGGAAATCGTGCTCTGTACTCCTTCATGGTCAGCCTGTGGGTCTGCGGATGGCCTTGTAGTGACCTCATCGACATCCCGCAAATACGGCAGATCACGGGATCATCGCCCAGCGGTCGCCCCGGCTCTCGGTAGCCACCTCTTGCAGCCGCCCATCGCCGCTTGTACTCACGCTGCTTACAGAGCGAACACTCCCCACAATCGCACTTTCGTTTAGGAGGCATGCTGTCTCGCATGGTGGCCCCTGATAAACCGCACCGGCTGACCCTTGACGTGCCCCTTCTTCGTGTTCGTCATCTTCGCTATCGGCGCTGGCCGACCGCACCCGCACTCGCACAAACCTTCGCCTGTCGTCCGCTGGCGCTCGTTCTCGACGTGATCCCACGTATCGCCTCGCGTTGCCATCGCCACCGTCGAGATCGCCACACCATATTCGGCTGCGAGCTTCACCTGCGACTCGCCTCGGGCATACCTCTGGCGAATGTCCAGCACAGCTTCGCGGGTCAGCCTGCTCGCCTGCCGCTCTCGGTCGAGCATGTCGGCGGCGTTGTCCTTCTGCGTACCGCCGCGCAGATGCGCCGGGTTGCAACACGGCGGGTTATCGCAGGTGTGTCGCACGGAAGGTGGCCGCTCGCCAGTCGTCAATTCGTAGATCAGCCGGGTAGCTATCCGAGGCTTCTTACCGACCGTGATCTGCCCATAGCCGTGCTTGCGACTAGCGACCCACAGCCAGCACTCGTCTGGACCACGCACATCGACCTTCGCCCACAGCCGCTCAATAATCGTCCGAGTCCATGCCGTAGGAGTCGTGTCCGTTGGACCCCTGGTAGATGCCGTAGGTGCTGTCGTCGCGCCCTGGGGAGTAGTAGTCGGAGTCGGGATCATTGAGCGCAGAACGACGAAAACCCAAGTCCGTCATTTCGTCTATCGACGTAATCTCCTCGTGCCCCACTTGCTGCCTGATCCACCAACATTCTGACGCAACTATACAAAATGTGAGCGCCTGCATGTAGTCGTCGGGACCGTCGTTGCGGTAGAGCACCTTGACCCTGCCCACGTCGTTCTGTTCGAGGCTGCGAACGTTGGCGCACATCTGGCCCACGAAGTCTCGCGGGAGGTCCTGGGGCAGTAGCTCGTGCTGTGCCCTGATCCGCTCGACAGCGGCGTCGATGGCCTCGGTCCGGCGCACACTGACCCGGCGCTGCTCGTCGTCTACCGCGAGCACGTCCTTCTGCGCCTCACCCGCGTAGTTGACGATGTAGACGCGCCCGGCGAAGCGCTCGGCGAACGCCCGAGCGAGACGGCCCTCGGGCAGATGGTCGATGGTCGCCATATGCACAGCGAAGCGGTCCATCAGCCGGGCCAGCTCATCGAAGCTATCGGCCAGCCCGACGTGCAGCGTGCGTCCCTGCGTCTCTGAGAGCTGCTCGCTGATCCAGACGTTGAGCGCCCTGGTGGATGCCACGTCCACGCCCATCAGCACCGGGTTCTTGCCGTGGAAGGCTTCGAGCTGGAAGTAGTCGCGCTGGCAAGCGGCGATCATCGCCGGAGTCAGCCGGGCACCGCCTTCCTCCCACGGCTCGCCGAGGTCGCGGTTGTGAAACACCTGGCGGCGGTAGATCGTCTGGTCTTTCGAGGCTTCGATCAGATCCGGCAGCGCCCGCTCGGTCGGCAACAGCAGCTTGGTGATGTGGTAGCCGCGCACGTCCCGGTCCGGGTAGGTGGCGACCCATTCGCCCTCGGCAACACTGGGCAGCTCTTTATGGCAGCGGCGACATACGTATATGGCTCTGTCGAGGTCCACGTTCTCGGCCCAGGTAAGCGGCTGGCGCTCGCCGCAGTGCTCGCAGCGGACGTGCCAGCGGCGCTGGTCGCTCTTGAGAAACTGCTTGTGGATGCCGTAGCCGGTGACGGTCGGGAAGCCCACGCGCCGGATCAGCCCGAGCGAGTCCTGCCCGCCGACGCGACGCTCGGCGACGGGGATGTTCTGCTGCACCAGCAGATCGTGCTCGTCCAGGCACAGGCAGTCGGCGTCGATGGATTCGAGCGTGCTGGCCGGGTGTGATCCCCGGAAGTAGATGATCCCCCGGCCCACCGAGCGCAGGAACACGTTCTGAACCTCTCGGGCCGGTACCCGGGTGCGCAGATAGGGACCGTCGAGCAGCGGCCTGACGCGGGCGATGGAGAAGTCGGCGAGTTGCCTGGCCCTCGGGAACACGTAGACGACCCTGGCTCCAGCGGTGTCGGCCCACGCCAGCGCCCAGCGCACGAGCCAGGCGCTGATCCCGAGCTGAGTGGCTTTCATCACGACGACTTCGCGATCATCGAAGCCCTGCTCGTACAGCTCCTTCTGGAACGGCCAGCGCTGGAAGTTCAGCGGCCCGCGTGGCTCGGGCACCTTCAGCGCCCAATCCAGGAACCCGCGCTGGCGCTGTGCGTCGGTTGCCAGGTCGGATTCGAGCGCATCCAGGAAGGCCGTCATCACGGTCAGACCGGTGCCGGTCGGCGGCTCGATCCGTAGCGCCATTACGCCAGCTCTGCCGATCCTCGCCGGTCGAGTTCCTCCAGGTGCCGCGCACAGTAGCTCTCTCGCGGCTCAGGAGCCTCGAAACAGTCCTGGACAGCGCACATCCTGGGACCGCGCCTGGAAGTCCTCTCAGGCGATTTCAGACGCGCTCTGGCCCCACTCGTGATCTCCGCTCGCATCGCCGCGAACAGATCGCGATGCGCGGCGCAGAAGCGACTATCCTCGATCTGTTCCGCTTGGCAATACGGACTTCGACACTTCACCCTGACGCCCCCAGCCCACACAGTCTGCCCCTATCCCGGTCACCCCAGTCCCAACCGCGCCGACTACCCATCACCGTTCGCTCCGCTGGGCAGAGCCGCCGCCTCAGTCTTGAGCGCCTCCAAGATCGCTTGCTTCAGCTCCACCGATGCACCCTGTTCATTCAAGGTCGTGACCAGCTTCACCGCCAGACTTTGAACGTCTAGCTGCACCCGGAGAACCCCGAGATCATGAGGCAAGATCCCGCACGCTTGAAGTAGCTCGGCGGTACGGGTCAACGTGCCAACCTGAGCGTTGATCGCCGCGATCTTGGTGGCATCGACCACAGAGGAGTCGGCGACCTCGGCAAGCTGCTCGACCCAGCTCTCCAGCCGGTCGAGCATCGAGTGGACGATGGCGAGCGGATCACGGCCCTGGTAGGTGCTCTTGTTCTCCTCGCGCCATTGCTCAAAGACCCGCTGGCAGGTGATCGGCTGAAGGCCATGCTTCTCGGCGATGTAGGGCCAGCTCTGACCCCGTAGGCGGTCGCGGATAAGCTCCATGTTGCGGGCCTCGCGCTCGGAGTCGGTGAGGCCGGGCTTGCGCCCGCGCTTGCGTTCCTGCTCGTCGGCCTTGTCCTCTATCGAGCGCTTCTCGCCCTCGTCCATTGCGCGGATCGTATCGCCGTGTCAGAAACTCACTGTCCAGCACGACTACAGAGGCATGACCTACCTACAGAAGTTCCCCGAGATCCCCGAGCAGCCGACCCGTCCGACGATTCTGCTGATGCTCACCTACGACCAGGCGACCGCGATTCGCGACGCGGTGACCTGCTTCGGGATGGCCGTGGACGGCCTCACCGACGAGATTCGCGAGACGTACTCCAAGTCAGACGGCCCGGACATGGGTGCCGCGAACTCGCTGGCGGACGACAGCGTGCGGCTGGCCTACGAGGTCCACCACATGATCGACCAGCAGCAGGCTCCCTACGTCAAGCGGTTCTCGGAGTGGTGGGCGCAGGTGCGCCACCGCTACGAGCGCTGACGGCCCTGCTTGGACGCGAGCCAGTCGTCGCGCTCGGCGCGGCGCTCGGCGTCTCTGTCCTTCTCGCCGCCCAACTCGACCCCCAGCCCGCAGCGCAGGCACAGGCCACGCGGGGCATCGTGCCCATGCTGCTCGCACGTTGCCATCGCGGCCTGGGCCTGCGGCGTCCCAGCCTCGCGCTGGGCGATGTAGAAACTGAGCGAGACGTACTGGTCGATGGCGTATTCGTCATAGGGGCGCAGATCGGCGATCTTGGCCCGCAGCTCCGCTATCGAGTCGGGCGGGTCCGGCTCCGGCTCGCTCGGCTCGCGCCCTTCGATGCGCTCCCGCGCCTCACGGTAGCGCTCAATCGCGCCCTCGTCGGGCACTAGAAGGGTTCGACCGGCTCGGTCTTGATCCGCGTCACCGTCTCCTGGCGCGTGCGAACGGCCTGCTGCCAGGAGCGCACCGGCACCGGACGCCAGACGCCCTCGTTATCCCCGGCGATCTGCTGCACCACGCTCGTGCGCGTGCCTGCGGCACTACCAGCCTCGACCCAGGCGACCAGCACCTGATCCGTATCGGGGTCCTTCAGCTCGCGCTGTTCGAGCACCACGTAGTCGGTGGCGCGGTCGGCCTTGACGATGACTTCCTCAGTGGTCATTCACACCGGCTCTCTCTCGCGGTTACGTCTGTTGGCCTCGACCCACGGACGCATCTTCTCGATGTCCCGGCGATACCAGACCGGCGTGGCATCGAGCCTCGCGGCAGTCGGTGGCATCACGCCTCGCTTGATCCAGCGCCCAATACGCGGTCGCTCCACGCCGAGCACCTTGGACACCTCACTGGTGCCGAGGATGTCGAGTTGGCGCACCGCCTTGGGCTGCTTAGGTCGGGCAGCGGATTCGTTTCGGGTGGGCTGCGTCTCGTTCATTTCAGGCAGCATAACACATGATGTGTTCTCCATTCAGACCACCCGCTCGACCACGATGACGCTGCGTCCGCCCGCGCCTACCTCGTGCCCGTGGCCGACGGCGAAGGCCGTCAGGTCACCCTTCGCCACAGCCCGGAGACGAGCTTCGACAGCGGCGGCGCTGGCGTTCGTGTGCGGCGACACCTCGCCAACCGTGTTTGCCACGCTCAGCAGCTTGCCGTTGACTTTGAACAAGGGCCTCATCCGAATCACCTTCCCATCCTGCGACGGACCGCATCGAGCACCGGGCAGACCCACTGTCCGGCGGTGCAGCCCGCGCCCATCGCCATGATCTGCGCGATGGTAGTGCGCTTGGTCAAGCCGCACCGGCATTGGCCGTCACGGGGCCGGACGAGTTCCTCAGCGATCACCGTTGCCAGCTTGCCCTGCGTCTCCTGCTCGCGAGCGCGAGCGGCTCCGGCGTGCATGCGGTCGAGGTCGCGCTGCCGCTTACGGGCAGCGCGCTCCTCGTCGCGGGGAGTAGTTGTGGTCATAGCTGCGGCCCTTCCTCCATCGCGCTGTTGGCGGCATCCATCGCCGCCTCGCGACGCTCCTGGCGCTTAGCCTCAACCCACTCCTCGAACTCGTCGGCATCGGTCGGCTGATCGTCGTCACCCGTCTCGCCCTCGTACTCATCGAGGAATTCGGAGGCGTCGGCGTCGGGGTCCTCCAGGCTCTCGATGTCGTCAGCGGCAGACTCGATTGTGTCGGCGGCGCTGTCACACTCGTCGGCCTTCTCGCGGATCTCCTGAGACTGGTATGTCTCATGGCCGAAGCCCTCCTCGATGTTGTCGGCGGACTCGCCGTAGCCCTCGCCGACCTCGCGCACCGCCTCGGCGTACTCGCGGACGATCTGGGCGATGTCGGCCAGTCCCAGCTCGCCACCTGCTGCAAGCTGATCCTCGGCGGACTCCTGCGCCGCGTACAGCGCGGACAGGTGCGGGCTGGTGGTGGTGTCAGACGGGCGCACGGGGCAGTTGGCGCAGAAATCCTTGCGCTGGCTGTAGCGCCCGATCCGGTTGGCGAACCACTTGTAGGAATCGCCGGGGTGGATCTCGGTGCCGCACTTGTAGCAACGGCGCGGCTGGCCGTTCTTGCGCCCCTGGGCGCTCTTGACGTAGGTCACTCGTGCCATCTGGTTGATGCTCCTTCGGTCGGGTTTGCGCAGCAGATGATAGCAGCCCCTAGCGCAAGGTGTGTGCTTGGACCTGCTACTCTGTGTCTCGCGGGCAAAGTAGTCCGCGCCAACCGACCGAGGAGGAACCATGAAGTTCACGCTGGAAATCGAGCTGGGCAACGATGCGATGCAGACCGAGGCCGACGTGGCCGACGTGCTGCTGAGGCTCCGCGACAAGCTGAAGGACATGCAGGGCTGGGAGCCGGGGGATGGCGGGGCCATCTTCGATGTCAACGGCAACACCATTGCGGGCTGGACGGTGAGCGCATGAGCGCCACCCGCAAACCCCGCCGCCCGAAGTTCACCGACGAGCAGAAAGCCGAGTACCGCAAGGCCCAGCGCGAGCAGGCGAACGAGCGGCTGAAGGCGGCTGTCGAGTCGCTGCAATCGACCGAGGGCTTCCGAGCGTGGCTGGAGGCCCGCGCCCGGTTCCACACCTACAGCTTCCATAACACGCTCCTGATCCTCGTGCAGATGCCCGAGGCCCGGCGCGTAGCAGCGGCGTCAGTGTGGCGCGAGCTGGGACGCTGGCCCGCCAAGGGGTCCAGCGCCCTGCGCGTGTACGCACCGTTCCAGAGCTGGCGTCCGTGCGACGAGTCCGACGACGGCGCTCGCTACAACGAGAAGCGCCAGCGCTGGGAGCGCAAGGTGACGTTCTTCAACCTGGTCCCGGTGTTCGACGTGAGCCAGACGACCGGCGAGGATCTGCCGGAGGCTCCGGCAACCTCACCCATCGAGGGCGACAGCCACGCTCACCTGGAGCCTGCACTCATCAAGCTGGCGGGCGACATCGGCTTCACGGTGAACACCGAGCAGCTCGAAGATGGGACAGGTGGCTACTGCGACTCGACCGCCAAGCGGATCGTGATCGGCGAGGGCCACTCGCCCAACGCCCGCGTCCGGGTGCTGGTGCATGAGATCGCGCACGCGCTCGGGATCAGCTACAAGGACTACGGGCGCTCGGAGGCCGAGACAATCGTGGAGGCCGTCACCTATGTGGTGCTGGCCGGGCAGGGCCTCGATGTTGACACCTCCAGCGTGCCGTACATCGCCGGATGGTCGGGTGAAGATGGGCACGACAAGCTGGCGAAGTTCGCCCAGACCATTGATACCGTCGCTCGGCAGATCGAGGCGGCACTCTAAGTGAAAGCGGGTGGCACTTTGGCGTTTCAGTGCCACCCGCATATTCACTCTACTTCACCTGGTGGGGGTTCAACGCCCATGACCCACCTCCCATCATCCTCGGTCGGGATATGACACCTGACAGTATAGCAGGTTCACCTAACCGAGCTGCTATACTGGTGTGAGCGGCACTCCTGCCGCATCCTTTCCGACCGAGGAGACACAGTGACCACGATGAGCAAGCGGAGCAAGCGCCTGGTAGGTGAGCACTTCCGCAAAGACGGCAGCCCCAAGCGACGGTTCCCGACACGGGACGCTGCCGAGAAGTACGCGGACACCTATGGGTACAACCAGAACCTGATGATCTACCACTGCCAGTTCTGCGACGGCTGGCACTACGCCACTCGCAGGGGGCGGACATGAGCAAGGAACCGTTCGAGGGCAAGATCCACGTCTCGCTGGGCGGACCTGACTGTGCCGCCACCGTCTGCGGCTTGGACCCCAAGAAAGTCAAGACCGTGGGACCGAAGCTGGCGCAGCATGCGACCTGCAAGAACTGCATCCGCTCGCTCGTACCCGACTACATGCGCCGTGCTCGTGGACGCTCGCGGTGGGCGTGATGATCGTCGCGCTGACAGACGCCGCCGGGACCGAGCGTGACCTGCACGTCACGACCTGGCTACGCCACGCACTGCGGGACATGGGCTGGAACGAGGCGGCGATAGACGAGGTGAAGCTCGTGGTGCGGCGCGGCTTCAAGCACTACCACACCGGGCGGGCCTGGCCGACGCGCAGACGGGTCGTATTGACCTTCGGGGCCTACGACACTTACGAGGCAGGGCTTCAGCTCATCTACCACGAGGCAGCGCATCTGGTGGCTCCTGCCGGAGCACACCACGACGAGCGCTTCCATCGGGTGCTCGCCGACGGCCTCCAGAGCCGCTGGCCGTTCATCGTCTACGGCTCGGTGCGCCCGCGCCAGCGCGGCGGCGGCTGGCGGCAGGGCAGACGGGTGATCGAGCAGCTCCAACAGCACGTCCTGGCGGGAGGTGTCCTATGAGCAAGCGCAAGGGCAACCCCGCCAGACAGAGCTGGGACCCGATCAAGATCGGGACCGTCAACCCCGCCGACCGGGTGTACCGGAAGTTCATCGAGTCCGACGGGCGCGAGCATTTCTACAACTACCGCACCAAGCAGCGGGCCGTGAGCATCGTGGCGTTCTACAACCGGCTCTACAACGGCACGGCCTTGGAGTTTGAGGATGGCTCGATGCACATCGACTTCAAGCGCAACGACCGGGCGGCGGTGCGGGACTGGCGGCACTTCCAGGCGATCAAGAACTCGGTCGCCGGGCCGGAGCGGGAGGCCATCGAGATATTCCCGCCGGAGTCGGCGCTCATGGACGCTGCCAACCAGTACCACCTGTGGGTGCTGCCCGAGGGCCAGTGGTCGCCGTTGGGGTTCGAGGCCAGAGAGGTCGGCGGCGAGTTCGACGGGATGGACCACGCCCGCTACCGGCAGACCGGCGTCCCGGGCGGTCGCCAGCGCCCGTGGGAGGAAGGCATCCCCACCGGGCTGGGCAGCGAGCGACCGAGGGGACCAGCTCCGACAGAGAGATTGCCGGAGCTGGTCGTCTCCTCGGTGAGAGTTTGTCAGGCAGAGCTGAGGCGTGCTGAGACGAGCGGATAGAAGCGACCTGGCACGTCATGCGGTCAAGGCTAACTGCTCGATCTGCTGCTGGCCGTCCTCGGCGGCTATCGAGACTACCCAGACGCGGACCTCGGCGCGAGCCGGGTCGCCCCAGCGCTTCTCGGCGCGGACGGTGACGACCTGGCCGTCGTCGGCGTAGAGCACGCCGGTCAGGGCATCGAGCATGCGGCGCAGGTACTTGTCCACATCGGGGCGGCTGGCCGGGAACGGCGGCGCGCTCGGCTTCAGCCGGTGGGCGTTGCGCCCGGTGCCGAAGTCGCCCTTGTTGCGCGGTTGGAAGAACGTGACCTCGACGCCGACAGGCTGATGCGGAGCAATCCGCCCGCCCGCCTCCTCCCGTGCGACAAGCGCAGCGGACGCGACGGACTGCTCCCACACCAGGCCCGGCGTCCCTGCCGCGTCGTGCGTGACGATCTTCCCGTTCTTGACGAAGCTGGTCGTGCTGCCCTTCGTGCGAGCACGCCCATAAGCGGTGAACTCGATCACACCGCTGAATCCTACATGACGCTCGCCTCTATCATGTGCTGACCGACCCGGGAGAGAGAGCTATGACCGAGTATCTGCACCTGCCTGACGCCGTGTTCCTGACCGCCTGCCCGACCTGCCGAGCACGGATCGGGGAGCGCTGCAAGACGCGCAACGGGGAGACACACAAGCGCCGGATCAACCGGGTCGCCCCGAAGAAGAAGCGACCCGGTGAAGCCCCGCGCTCAGTGCAGGCGCTGCTTGGCGGCGCGTTCGAGATGAACCGGCGTCGGCACTAGCTGAACTTGCCGACGGTACGCTCCGCAGCCTGCTGGGCCTGATCTTCGAGCTTGATGAACTCGGCCTCGCTCAGTACCTCGCAGGTCCGCGTCTCGTCGTCCGGCAGACGCTCGACCATCCGCTTCGCCAGCGCCATATCGAACAGGCTCGCGAGAGCGTTCGGCGTGCGTTCCTCGATCAAGCAGCGCCAGTCGGGCCGGGTCATCTCTCCGATCCGCTTCCAGACGTTGCCCTCGACCGCGTAGCGGCGCGTGAACGGCTTCGCGGTGGTGGTGTTGTCGAACACGCCAGACCGGGTGCCCCGGCGCTGGATTGCCAGGCGAGCCTGTAGCTGCTGGCGGATCAGCGTGACGGCGTGGCTGTGGAACCAGTCGATCAGCGCATCGGGGTCGGTCAGCCGTAGCTCGTTGACGAGATCGGCAGCCTGCTCACCGAGGACGACATCGCTGCTGTCCTCGGTGATCGCTTCGACTCGTTCCTCAATCGCTTGCGTGACCTTGCTGGAGGCGTCGATGGCGGTCATGCCGCCTTCCTCCGCGTCACCTTGCCGTTGGCGACCGGCTCCCAGGCCGTGACCTTGAACTGGCCGTAGCCCTGCGAGCGCATCGCACCGACACCCTCGCGCTGGGCTGTCAGCCAAGTCTGTGCCCAGAACTCCTCACCGAAGTCGTGGTCCGTCTCGACGGTGAAGTCGAACTCGGCTCCCTCCACCATTTCGCTGTACTGGATGCCGTCGCCACGGAACGTGTGGATGAACGACTGGAGCACTTCGGTCGGCTCGGTCACGCCCAGGTGGAGCTTGCGCTCGACCACGAAGATGTGCTCGGCCACGAACGACCGGACACCCTTCTTCTTGTTGGCACCGAAGCCGCGAATGTCGATCTTGCCGACATCGGCTGCGATGGACACGGCTTCCTTTAGGCACGCCTTGAGGTGACGGCCCTCGACATACAGGCCGTTCTCGTCGCGCTTGAAGCCGATCAGGTGCCGGTTCTGGGCTGCCTGCTCGATGGCCTGCTCCTCGGTGATGCCGCGTTCCTCCATGATTTTCGCGACCTCGTTGACCAGGAGCTGGTCTTTCAGGTCGCCCTTGTAGCCACGGCCCTTGATCCAGCCCTCGGCCACCTTCGGATCGGACGGTGTACCGCCTGCCAGCAGGTCCACAGCGATGTGGCCCTTGAAGCGGTACGGGTAGCCCTTGTGCTCATACTCGGCAAAGATCGACTCTGCCATCTGGTCCCTCCTTCGGTCGGGATCGGTTTCTCCCAAATATAGCCGCAGGTGCTAAGTTGTCCGCACCGCGCTCGGGGACCTCTCCGACGCCCGACTAGCCCTCTCGTGTCTCGCCGAGCCACGCCCGCCGACGTTCCGTGGCATCCCGTGCCTGACCATCGCTGACCTCCACGACGCCCCGCCTCTCCGCGCCGCGTCCCCCGCCACGTTCACCGCTCGCCAGCCGACATCCCCCGTCGTGCCTTCTCACGCCGCTTCATGCCGACTATCCGCGCCATTGCACCTCTCGCCAGCCCGACGACTCATCCCGGCTCGAACTGACCAACCATTCCTGCCCTGCCCACTGGACAGGCCATCTCCTTGCCCACCCGACGACTCGGTTCTGCCCTTCTCTGGCCCACCCGCACTGCGCTGACGGTACTAACCCCATCAACTCCACTCGACCCGCCACGACCAACCCACCCGGCTCTCGACACTTCCAGCCGCCCCACCCGACTTGCCACGCCCGTACCGCACTCGTCAACACATCTTCGACAACCCATCTCAGACCTCGGCTACTCACCTCATCCGACATGCCCACTCATGCCGTCTCGCCTCAATTCGCTTCGTCTCAGCTTGGCGCGACTCGACTCTTACGACGAGCCAACTCGTCTCCCCGCTTCCCATCCCCTCGACAACCCCACCCTCGCCCCGACACCCCGGCCCGGCACGGCTCAAAGCACCACGAACCGCAACGACATCCCGAGTCAACTCGTCGCCCATCGGCCCCTCCCCTGCCTGACTGGTCAAGCCGACTCCGCTCGACCCGGACCGAGCCGTACCGACCACCCATCACCCACCGATCCCTTCCACGCGACTGCCCATGACAAGAGTCCATAACGGCAGACGCTCGCTACGCTCGCTTCACCGGGGGGGGCGGCCCTACTTTTTCGCCGCCCCGCCCCCCCCGGACCCCCCCCTGGGCGGCGTAGCGCCTGCGGCGCTGTATGTCTCACGCTCAGCTAACGGCAGGGGTGGGCAATCCTGCAACGCCAACATCGACGCGGCCAGGCCCGTTTTCTGATCGCTCTCGCGGTGGCTCCTGCACCCTGCCAGCCTCACCGTGGCTAGGTCTGCCTTCCAGGGGTTTACCGCTCGGCCCGACGGTTGGGGCCTGTACCACCACCCTCCTCGGAGGGTCTACGCCTATGTCACCCGCGCCGTTCGCGGGATGTAGCGAGCTGCACTCGATCCTCCCGGTATCAACGATCACGGCACCGGGCTGCCGGGCTGGAGGTCGCCGACCGCACGCGCTAGGCTACGCGCAGACCTCCTTTCTTTTTGCCTTCCTGCGGTGGTCTACCTTCCCGTGACCCAGGTGCCCCTCTACCCACCTGGGTCACGCCCTTTCCAGGAGTGATCCGGGAAGCTGCCAGAGTCGCGCTTCCTTGCCGACGCGCCCATCGTGCGTGCAGCCGTAGATCGAGTCGAGCGCCTTGTAGAGCGTGCCACGCCTCGGGGCCTGGAGTTTGCCGCCCGGCCACAGCTCCTCGATCTCCTCAATGTGCAGGCCCTCGGAATGCTCTCTGAGCAGATCGTGGATTACGTCCACCGAGGCCACCCTCTTGCGTTTGCCACCCCAGCGGAATCCCTTGCCGCGCTCGAACATCAGGTTCTTGATCCCGTTCAGCGGCACGACCTCGCTGAGTTCGCCATCTCGATCTTTCCAGCAGTGCAGCATCGAGAAGCCGTCGTCGCTCTCGCGAGGCCGCTCGATTCCCAAGAGCAGTTCGGCCCCCCACTGATATGTCGCCGAGCCGAACAGGTCGTTGGCCGTCAGCGTCTCGGCCTTGCCGCCACGCTTGCGGCAGTGCATCGGCAGCAGCAGCGCAAACTGATAGCGATCACGCCAGTCATCGAAGCGCCGCATCAGCTCCGTCGCCGCCCGGGAATCGTTCGGATCACCCCGGTGCAGCTTATAGAGCGGGTCGGCGAGCACGATGTCGTAGCGGCCCTTGTAGAAGATCCTCTCCATCGTCAGGATCGCGTCCTTGTCGGAGTCGAGTGCCAGCCCATCCGGCACCCGCAAGTATTCGACCCTCGGATCGTCGTCCAGGCCGACCTCGCGCAGTACCCGCTTGACGCTCTTGGTGCCCTGCTCCACGTCGATCACGAGCGCCCGCAAACCGCCCTTGCCGTGGAAGTGGGAATCGATGAAGTCCTGGCCCTTGATGGCGGCAGCAGTCATGTGCATGCAGAACGTCGTCTTGCCGTGGCCCGTGTGCCCGCCGACCACGATCCGGTAGCCCTTGTAGATCAGCGGCCCGAGCAGGTAGCCCGCCGCATCAGGGTCCGGCTGGGCCATCACTTCCGGTGCCGTCAGCACCTGTAGTCGTGGAGGGGGGACGGCATCGGCCTCCTGGACGACTTCTCCAAGGCCCAGACCGGCTGCGATGTGATCGCTGATGTCCTTGCCCGCCGCAGGCGCGAACACCCGCACAGTGGCTCCTGCGGCCTCCAGGGACCGCTTCACCTGGCGGGCGTGCTTGGCCCCCGGTTCGTCCATGTCGCGGATGATCGCGACCTTCGCCCCCTTGAAGATTTCCGAGTAGCGCCCGAGCCACTTCCCCGCCCCGCCGGGACAGGTCGTCGCGACCTTGCCCCTGGCCTCCAGCGTGTGCACGTCGCGCTCGCCCTCAACGACGTGGATGACCTCGCCCGTGCTGATCCCCTTGATCACGTTGGGGAGCCGGTAGAGCACCCGGCGCACGTCACCGAGGCTGTACTCCCACTGGCCGTTGCCGGGGCGGCGCTGGCGAAAGCCCTTGGGGTCCAGGCGCTCGACTTGGTAGAGCAGCTTGCCCTGCTCGTCGGTGTAGTCGTAGCGCTCAACCACCACCTTCTGCCTGGGTGGTGGGTCCTCGCGCTCCGGCTCGAACAGCTCGCCCACTTCCATCTGCAACGCGGCGGCGATCTCCTCCAGAGTGCACCCGGCATGGCAGTAGACCAGCGCCCTGCCGTCGTGGCCCTCGCCGACGTGGAAGCTGGGATTGTGGTCGTCGTGCGCCGGGCAGCAGGCGTCGTAGCCGTGCTGGTCGTTGCCCTTGTGCTGAATGTCGTGGATCGCCCACAGACGCAACAGCACGTCGTTGACTGCTTTAGAAGGCATGGTCAATCCTCCCCGGCGGGATCGCGGTCTGGAATATGGGTGTGGTCCTACCTCCCTGTGAAGCACACGTCATGCGCCAATGGCACGATGACCTGGGCAACCTACAACGCATCGCTCACTCCGGCAAGCCGGAACTTCTCGCAGTTTGCGGGATTTAGTCCAAGGCGCTGGCCGAGAGCACCACGGCGTGGTGGCGACGCTCGGTGCCGACCCGGAAGCCCCGGTCGCGGATCGGCGGGAAGCTCATGAACTCGACTTCGACCTCCAACTCGATCCGCACTCGGTCGCCTTCCTGGAACTGCCCGTCAACCGCCAGTGACGGGATCGAGCTGAGCTTCAGCGTGGAGAACGCGAGGTTGTACTGAGAGCCGAGATCGAAGCTGAGCTGCTCCCCCGTGCCGGGGATCGCCGGACCCTCTGCCACCGGCATGTCCTCGATGGAGATCGTCTGCTCGTCTGCTTGCTTGCCGTTCTGCTGAGCCATCGTGACCTCCGAGAGTGTTGGGGTAGTAGCGGGCGACCCACCAGTCATGTCAAGCGCTCGGGGGCATAAGTTCGGAGGATGTCCACAGCAAATCGGACAACATCCTCAACTCGCTGCCCAGACGGATGGGCCTTTGTCCACAGTTCTAGGTTTTCAATTCGATTGTCATGGCGGATGCCGTTGACATGATGGACACGTTCTGTGGGTAACAGTGAGCGACCCAGAACGTCTGCCATCACCTTGCGATGCTCCATGATGATTCCGTTCGGCATCGCGTTAGGGTGACCCGGAACGTAAAGCGCCACATATCCGTCGTGGCGGGGATTTCCTGCTCCCTTCGGCCTATTCACCTTGACGGGAACATCCGCACGTACATCGCCCCATTTGCGGAAACGTGCCAAGTGCGTAGAGCACAGGCCGATGGAACGATTTCGTCTACCACACCCATCGACCTTGCAGAAAGCCCGAGGATCGTAGCCAGTTCTAGCTCGCACTGCGCAACCCCGTGAGCAATACCGCTGTTTTTTCGACTTGCTGGGAGGAAGGTCTGGCGTGAACTTCTGGTTGCAGTAGGCGCAGGTGTACGTGATTCTCGTCTTTCTGGGCATTGGCGGGATAATACTTCATAACCCACCAGTCGAGATCCAGACGATTGATGAAGCGCCAATTGGCGGCGGTCAGCTTCGAGCGCGGAATGCGTCTGAACGCGGACGTGTGGCGGGAGTGGCACAGCTCACAGCAGGCCATGCCGCCGTCCGGGTCGTAGATCAGCTCGGCCAGCGGGATGCCCCGATCCCGGGCGATCTGCTTCAGCCGCTCGCGGCTGACAACGTGATGCCCCTGCCGGGCCTGCCGAGCGCCGCAGACGGCGCAGGGACGGGCTGGACGGCCAACCACCCTGGCGTGCCACTCGCGGGCGCTCAGCGGGGCGCTCACGGCGTCTGGCGAGGCGATTTCGGTCGGGGCATCTGGCGGACGATACGCCTCTGCGAAGCGGTCTGCACAGATCGATTTTGCTTCCGTCCGACGGTCGTGGAATCATGTCGAAACCCGGCCAAAGAGAGGGACAATGCACGAGATTTCTGACGTTGTGGTGCCGTACCCGAGGGCGCTACAAGCGTTCCCGATGTTGCGCCAGAGCCTGCTCTCGCGTTTCGATGAATGCGGGCTGTCGTGGGCCTTCGATTACCGCTACCGGCAGGACTGGTCGGCGGCGGAAGCGGCCCGGGGGATCATCTGGCATCGCTGGGCGGCGAAGGCGCTGGCAGAGATGGCGGCGCAGGGTGAGAACCGGATCGAAGTGGACGTGGCGCTGGCGATCCTGCTGGAGACGCTGCGCCAAGCCGACGTGCCCATCGAGGATGTCGTCAACGTCCCCCAGCGCGAGGTCCACGATCTGCTGTGGATGGTCAAGAAGTTCGCCTACGAGACGGAGTGGCACATCTCAAACCTGGTGGACATCGAGCACCGGCTGCACTGGACGGTGCGCTACCCCAACCCCTACGGCGGCTTCGTGGAGCGCGACGTATCGGGCCAGCTCGATGCGCTGTTCGCCGAGGGCAACGAGCTGGATCGCGGGATCGTGATCGACTACAAGACCGGCTGGTGGCTGCCGCCGCCCTCGGAGGTGTCGGAGGCCGGGTTCTTCCAGCAGCGTTTCTACGCCCTGCTCGTGCTGCGCAATCACCCGACGCTGAACTCGGTGACGCTGCGCGAGTTCTACCCGCGCTACTCCGAGAGCCGGGAGGCGACGATCTGGCGCGAGCAGATAGACGAGCTGGAGGAATCGATCACGGCGCTGGCCGAGCGTTTCGACCGCTGCTACGAGGAAGGCGCATGGCACCCGTCGCCGGGCAAGGCGTGCACCTACTGCCCACGTCCGACCGCCTGCCCGATCTTCCCGACGGCGAAGCGCTCGGGCCGGATCAGGGACAACGACGAAGCCGAGCTGGTGGCGGCGCAGGTGCTCGTTGCCGAAGCGGCGATCAAGCAGAACAAGGAGGCGCTGAAGGCGTGGGCGGCTGAGCATGGAGCGGTGCCGGTGCGCGACGCCAAGGCCAACCGCGTGTTCGGTCACCGCGAGTTCAAACGGACCGAGCGCCCCACCAAGGAAGCGCTGGAGCAGGGACTGGCGACCGGCGAATCGCTCGATGACCTCTACCGTGAGACTACGCACACCCGCTTCGACATCCATATCCCCAGACCCGAGTCCGACGAGGGCGACGACGATCTACTGACGCTGCTGGAGCAATCCGTGGAGGCAGCGCAAGAACGCAAGGAGCACCAATGACCGAGGACCAGCCGGTGCGGGCGCTGCCCGTGCCAGTCACCAGACCAGCCCGCTACGGCTTCGACAACGACCAGCTCGCGCTGATGAAGCGAACCGTCTGCCGAGGCGCGGACGACTCCGCGTTCGCGCTGTTCCTGGAACTCGTCGGGCGCTACAAGCTCGACCCATTTGCCGGGCAGGCGTACCTGGCGAAGATGCCGGGCAAGGACGGAGAGCCGCCCACCTATAAGACCATCGTTGGTAGGGATGGCCTGTTGGTGATCGCCAACCGCTACGCGGACTTCCACGGGATGGACGGCGACGTGATCTACGCCACCGACACGCTTGCCCGCACGCCCGAAGGGTTCGTCCACACCTATGCGGCGATGTCGGCCAAAGAGCGCCTAGAGGCCCCGATCCTCGGATCGTGGGCACGGGTCCTGCGAGCCGGTCGGCAGCCCACGTTCTTCCTGGCGAAGATGGCGTCCTACCGGCGCAAGAACCGCGCCTGGGACAACTACCCGGACGCGATGATCCTGAAGGTTGCCCAGAGCTTGGCGCTGCGGCTGGCGTTCTCGATCACGGGGCTGCTCGGCGAGGATGAAGTCGGGGCCACCTACACGGAGGCCGACGGAGGCCAGATCGCTCCAGCGGTGGTGGACCAGGAGCCGGACTGGGGCGAGGACGAAGCGCTCGCCGGGCGGTTGAGGACGGCGTTCGCAGAGGCCAACCGGGTGCGCCCTGGGAGCTTCCTGCCACAGAAGATTCGCCTCGCGCTGGCCGGGGCCGACAGGACCAAGCGCGAGCAGATTCTGATCCAGGTGACGGAATTCGCAGTCAAGAACGGCGGCAGCATCCCCATCGAGGGAACGGTCGTGGAGGACGACGCTGCCTGACACGTACCTTGTGCTAAGCTGTGAACACATAGAGAGAGCAGGGCAACCTGTAGCCCGCGATCCGATCCACCGACCGTGCTGTTCCAGCCCTCCGGGGCCATGCTCAGAGTGTCTGGACCCGGTAGGCAAGCAGGCAATGCGTCACTCTTAAGAGGCCAGCACTAGGCTGGTACGGCCCCGAGCGAAACACGACACTGCTCAAGCCTCGGGGAGATTTCCTAGACCGAGGGAGAGCCATGAGGCGACGACAGTCCACCGCCCCAGAGATTCCGCGTCCCACACGAGCAGAGACGCTGCTGCAAGCGGCTCGCCGCACATACATGACGCGCTGGGCGACGATGTTCAAGTCCATCGACGCCTACCCCTACAAGGACGCCGAGCTACAGGGCTACCAGATCGAGCAACTGGAAGCCGAGCTTGAACGCTTGGAATGGGACCTCGATTGGGTCAAGCACACGATCAGCGAGCGCCAGGCAGCGTTGCGCAAGCGTGAAAAGATCCGGCAGTTGCGGGAAGGGATCAATGGACGCACACCTGCGGAGATCGAGACGGCGCGGCGGCTGGCCGACAGGCTGGAAGCGAAGTCACAAGGAAACGGCCCGCGAGAGTGATCTCAAACGGGCCGTTTCGCAGTGACCGGGAAGGGCCGAGCCTTCATCCCGACCGAGGAGAGGGTGGTCGGCTCCCGGAGGTTGCCCCGAGAGCATAACAGGCTCACGTCTTGATGAAGTAGTTGACGGCGACCCAAGGAGAGCGGTTCTCATGCGACGAATCCGCTCCACGGGCAACGAGCGCGTGCTGATGGTTGGCGTTCTGAGTCCCGACCCACGCCGCCGGGACGCCGTGAGCATGCGGCACGTTGGGGAAGCCCGACCAGGCCGCGAAGTTGTGGCCGTGGGTGGTGCTGCGGCCCCCCGACATCTGCGTGCCAGCGCCCCGGGCGTCGTAGTAAGCACCCGTGGTGTAGCCCTGTCCGGCGATTCGCCACGGCGGGGGATCGCTCCACACGAGCAAGCGTCCCGTGCCGGAACTGGTATTCATCTGATGTGCGTGGTCAGGCCCGTCCACGTCCGTGGTGCCGGAGCTGTAGTGCTGGTGGCCGGGCGAGTCGCCCCCAGTGGTAGCGCCCCCGTAGTAGTGCTGGTGGACCGCGTTCTCCGAGCCGGTCACGCCGCTGCCGTTCGTCCCCGACTGGCCCGCCGTCAGCGTCACGCCCTCAGAGCCGCCGGTATCGCGCAAGTTGTAGTTCGATAGCCCCGGCCCCTGCCCAGCGCCGACCGGGGCGCGTCCTCTCAGGTCCGGGACGTTGAAGGTCTGCGAGCCGTCGCCCTGGCCCCACTGCGAAGTCGCTCCACCCAGCGCCGCATACAGCGCCGAATAGGTGATCCTGCTAACCGCCGCGCCGTTGCACAGCAGCCAGCCGGGCGGCGGACTCTGCCCCGCGCTCGGCTGGATGAAGCCGGGGTAGGGGAGCTGCTGGCTGTCCACTACGCCGCCGATAAGCTGGCGCAACGCGAGGATGCGGCTGCCATCCGTGATCGCCTGCCCGACGCGGCGGAAGTGGGTGACGGTGGTCGAGATCGATGGCGTCTGCCCACCGGTCAGTGCAGCGAGCGCAAAGCTGTAGACGGTCGAATCCACCTCGGGCGGTGCCGGTGGCGGTTCGAGGTTGGTCGAGAAGTCGTTGTCGCCGCAGGTGACGTACAGGTCATAGGTGCCCGCCGGGCCGGTGACGGCGGTGGCGACGGTCGCGGTGTTGTAGCGCCACAGCCCGTCGATGCCAATACCGACCTGAGCGTTGCCGGTGCCCGCGACGACCTGCACCTGGTTCTGGCTTCCCTGTGGGATCGACAACGCGAAGTTCGTGGTCAGCGTGCCAACGAACTCCTGCCAGGCGTCGAAGAAGCTCTGCGGGACCGGATGCCCATAGAGAAGCTGTCTGTGTTTCACGTCGTCTCTCCTTAGAGCAGGGTGATGTCGAGCAGGCCGATCCCCACGAGCCAGCCGCCCGTGTAGCCCTGATTGATCGCCAAGTGCGCCGGAGTCACGTCGCGGACGAATTGCCATCCAGCGTGGGCGAGCACCTGCGGGATATTGACGGCCAGCGTGCTCGGCGGCGGCGAGGACGGATCGGAGGGGTCGTGCTCCTGGTAGTCCCAGGCAGTGCCTGCCAGCGCGTTCATTGCATCGATCCAGTCAAGCCCGGTGCCCTCGGTCCGCAGGCGGCGCATGTAGGCGAGCACGAGCGTGCGGCGCAGCCCCAGATCAACAGGGTTACCGTCGGCGTCGGTCGCCTCGACCGGCAACCCCAGGATCGATTCCCAGCGCCCGAGCAGCGCGTCGGCGCTGGCCGGGAAATACTGCTGGATCAGCGCCCCCTGAGCGGCTTCGATCCGCGCCAGCTCCCCGGCGACGACGCGAAGCACAGCCCGGATCTCGTAGCTCTGGCGCTCGAACTGCGGGACGTACTGGATCAGGTCGTCGGGCTGCGCTGCGGGCGGCGCGGTGAACCGGGGTGCCGCCAGCGGGTCTTGCGGTACCCCGGACCAGTCGGCCCCGCCAACATCCACGGGGGTACGCGGCAGGCCGTTGTAGATCATGTCGGCGAGCAGTCCGTTGGGCAGCGCACCCTGGTCCAGATCGAAGTCGTACAGCCACCAGACGACCTCGTTGGTGGCCGGGTCGTGCCCGGCGTCCTGCCAGTCATTCGGCGTGACGTGATCGTCGGGCACCGCGAATACAAAGCAGAGCGTCCCGTTGGTCGGAACCTCCTCGCCAGGATCGCCGAACTGATCGGCAACGCCGGGCGTGGGCAGCGACGTGAAGAACGACCCCTGCTTCGGAGTCACGTCGGTGGATTTGTGCTCAGGGTCGAGCAGGTAGCCCGAGCCGGGCGTTGTCGTCTGCGCGACATAGCCGATGGCGGGGGCGACGAGCGGGAACCAGAAGTCCGGGGTGAGCATCCACGACTGCCGGTAAGCGACGATGTTGAACTTCCGGTATCCGGCGAGGATGCCCGCCTGGTAGGCCCCGGCGAGGCTCAGTCCGGCGAGGTCCGGGATCAGCCAGGTGTGCGGGATCGGCGGCGGCGGCAGCTCCGGCTGCTGGACATCGAGCAGCAGATCGTCCCAGGTGGCATAGACGAGGCTGAGGTAGTCCCAGGTACCCCAGCGGACGATGCTGTCCCAGGTGTTGGGCATCTAGCCGACCCGGATCGGCTGCACGCTGAGATACCGAGCGGCGAGCTGGGCGTTGCCGGTGGCGCTGGCCCACATCGCCAGCGTCAACCCCGCCGATGTGATCGTGCGGCGCACCGACAGCGAGCCGGTCATCGCCGTGACGACACCGACCGCCTTGATGATCTGTGCGAGCTGAAGATAGGGAGGGAGGTTGTTGTGGGCCTGCCCGCCGCCGTCGTTGCCAATCGCGAGCGCAGGAACCGAGTGCGAGTGGTTGGCGGCGTTGTTGCCGCCTTGTTGGCTCTGCCAGTTGGTCGTGTAGGTGTGCGAGTGGTCGAAGCTTCCGCCGAAGAACGTGCTCGCGGTGTAGTTGGGGTTGGCATAGGTGTTGTTCGCGTACCCGGCCTGTGGGCCACCGGCAAGCCCCAGAGCGCCCATCGACGTGCCTGACGTTGTGCCGCTATGGCAGTGGTCGGTGTTCGCAGCACCGCTCGTCCCGCCGCCAGTCGCTCCACCGTGCGCGTGCGTAGGCATCTCCGCGTTACTCAACAGGTGCGTTGCCTCACCGCCGGTTGCACCCTGGCTCGCCAGGGCACTCGCTCCGTAGGCGAAGCGGTTGCGCAGATCGGGCAAGACGAACGTCGTCGCCGAGGACGCGATACCCATCGCATCGGCGAGGTCGGGGTAGGTGGCACGGTTGACCGTGCTGCCGTCGGCCAGCAGCCAGCCGGAGGGCAACGAGGCCCCCCGGTAGCCCTTGACCGTCCCGACCGGATCGGTGTCGGCGAGGAACTGAAGCATCGGCGCGACGTTGGCAGCCAGCCCGCCGCCGTCCACGCCCAGGTTCGCGCTCGACCCTGACTGCCCGAGGAAAGTTGCGCCGTAATTGACCATGTAATCGCCGGGGCGCGGCAC